ATGATGTTAGGTACACACCAGATGCTCACCGACACCAAGCTAAAAAAATCACTCGGAAAAAAAAGGGAAACCGTAGAGATAGAGTCAGACTCACATGGCCTGAATGCGCGAATTAGTCAGGCGGGAAAGATCACTTTTTTCTATCGATACAGGTGGCAGGGTAAACCTGTGAAGTTGAATGTCGGTGATTATCCAGCCATGAGTATCGCCCAGGCAAGAGAAAGGCGGCAAATATTTAGAAACTGGTTAACCGAAGGTCTGGATCCGCGAGAGCAGGTTAAGCTTGAAAAACTGACTAAGACGGATGCCCTGACAGTTGAGCAGGCGTTCAGATACTGGATTGAGAAATATTGTATTCCGAACAGATTAGCCAGAACCGACTATTACCTGAGCGTTTTCGAAAAACATGTTGCTCCGCAAATGTCGACCGTGAAGATCGACAACACAACCAGGCAACACTGGATCATCTTGCTTGATGGCATAGAGAGCAGGGTAATGAGCCATTACACTGTCTCGCTATGCAAGAGGGCTTTTCGGTTCTGTCAAAACAGAGCGGTCATTAACACAAACCCTCTTTCGGATATTTTGCCGACTGATGTCGGTGCTAAACCACGGAAAAGGACCAGGGTATTGTCAGATACTGAATTGAAGGTAATTTTCTCATGGCTTAAAAACCACATGTCTCTTGAATCCCGCTTTTTGGTTAAGTTCGTAATGCTGACTGGATGTAGGACGGCAGACATCAGGTTAAGCAAACGAGACTGGTTTTCTCTGAATGAAAAAACATGGACTATCCCGCCAGAAAGCTACAAAACTCGCACGACGGTCCGACGCGCGCTTTCTGATCGTGCCGCGGCTTTGGTTCAAACACATTTCGGGATGATAGCCACAGACCATGTTGTAACATCACAACGGAAGGTCGCGGGCAAAATTCAAGACAAGCCCGTCCATGCTCCGGTTGCGTCAAACTATGCAAGATCAATATGGACAGGCGCGGGGATGAAAGAGTGGTCACTGCACGACATGCGGAGAACACTGGCAACCACATTGTCAGAATTAGGCTGTCCACCTCATGTTATTGAGAAACTACTAGGTCATCAGATGGTAGGCGTAATGGCGCATTACAACCTTCACGACTACCTCGATGACCAACGGCATTGGATAGATATATGGGAAAAACACCTTGAAAGCGTCATTGGGGAGGCCTTTATTTAGGCGGCCCCTCCCACGCCCTGATTGAGGAGGATTTCCACCTGTTGGGGTTGCCCGGGAAGTCAGGCGGCGGAAATGGAATTGTAAAACCTTTCGGCATCGTTTCTGCATTCTGCCAGGACCATAAGGTTTTTCGGGTAATCTGATAGCGCTCGGTAAGGTCCGAAGTTAGCAGGATAGCCTTCATAATTACTCCTTTGGCCCCTTCCGGGGCCGGTCAATTTAACGTTGATGCTTGCCGCGCTTCTCTGCGTCAGCCTGGCAGTCCGCGCACATCCGGCAGCCTGGCATTGCCCGGCGCCGCGCCTCTTCAATCGCATCGCCGCATTCGTCACAGTGAGTCGCTGATACCGCGTTGCGGTCAATGCGGTGCGCCTGAATGGCTGTCTGTCGCTGGAGTTCTTCAAGCTCGCAGGCGGCGTCGATAGTGTCTGGTCTCATGCTTTCCCTCCCGGAATGAAGTAGAGAACCCACGAAATAACCACCAGAAAAATAGCCATGCGCGCGATAAAGCCGTGGCCTAATACACGAAATCCGTTTTGCCATAACACGAATGACATAGCGGCGACATAGACATAAAAACCGGCCACCACGCAGAAAGTGATAACAGCCAAATCTCTCATGCTGTACCCCCTTCAACGCGCTTGAACTCAATGACCCACACCCATGGGTTAGCCTGCCAGCTTTCTTCGCCGTAGATAGATTCCCACAGGCGATGGAATGCGACCTTGGCCGTTGCGAAATCACCATTAGGAGTCAGGAATGTTCCAGGGTAATCAGGAAGCAAACGTCCAGCAGGAGGAACGCCTTCTGCAGTGGCATCATCTTCGCTAATATCGCTCAATCGCTCCACCCGAACGCCGGTAATCTCCAGCGCGATGCGGCTGGCCCAGCGCGGCATATGCAGCGACGGAATCCATTTATAGCCGCGAATATCGCTGTCAGATTTCGCAAGGCGGTCAGTAGCTGCGTAGCGCAACTCTTGGCAATATCCCTGTTGAGGCTTAACCGGTTCGTAACTACCAGGCTCCAGCGTCGCAAACGTTTCGCGCACCCAAATGCGATCGCCTACTTCACCGAACGGGCATGGAAAAGGTTTTGATCGCCGTTTCATGCCGCATGCATCTGACAGTGACCAGAAATACATGCCGACTTCTTTAGCTACAGACGAATCAATAATTCGGCTAAGGCCAAGCTCTGAATTTTCCGGCTGCACTTTCATAATCCGCCGCGTCTGCGTCTTCCGTCCGTCGAGAATGGCACGCACCATCTCAGCGTTAAAAATCATTCCGCGTTCTTTCACGATTCCACTCCATACCGACCATTAAGCCGGCCAGTTTTGACTACGAACTCCAGGAGGCTGACGCCCAGCGGCGCAATCTGCTGGTGGTGTTTGTTGATAATTGGTTTCACCGTTGCATCCCATTGAGGCTTTGGCTTTTTGCTCATCGCCTTTTTGATTTCCTCTGTGCAACGGCGGCACTGTGCGCGTACCACATTTTCCTACTCTGCTGGCGTCATAGGATTTCCTCGTGGAGGATGTGAAGACTCAATTTTTCAGCCAGCGCTTTCTCGGCCCTTGCGCCTGCCGAAAGGTGCCAGTTGTTGAGCAGGAAAATTGCATCAGCACACCGCAACATGGCTAAACAAATATCCATGTACTCGAACTGGCTAAGGCCATCAGGAAGCGTTGCAGGATTAAGTGCTACGTTTCCTTGTGCCAAAATCCTGGTGGCTGCGTTATGAAAGGCAGGACGGTTAAACTCCGGCAAACCGGTCATTGGTCCGGCAATATAAATCTTCATGGTTCAACTCCCAGGGTCGCTATTATGTCGGAGGCCGCTGAGCGCGTACCCGGCTTGCTGGACATGGCACGCCGCGCGCTGACGTGGTGAATTTTCAAACTGTGCTGTTCGTAAAGCTCGATGACCTTCGGTGCCGATGAATTGCTGATCACTACTTTCGCGCCGCGCTGGTGGGCCGCTACGCAGCATTCAGCCAGTGCAATCTGGTCAGCCCATGAAAACCCGGCACCGGAATAGCTGGTAAACCCATCGGTTCCCGGCAGTGGTTCGTAGGGCGGATCGCAGTAAACGACGTCTCCATCGCCAGCCAGAGAAAGCGTCTGCCTGTATCCAGCGGTCATGAACACGCATTTATGCGACCGGGCTTTGAATGCCTTAACCTCTTCGGCTGGAAAATAGGGCGCGGCATAGCTCCCGTAGCCAACGTTGAACTGATTGCTGCGGTTGTAGCGCATCAGCCCGTTAAAGCAGTGACGGTTCAGGTACAGAAACGCTGCGGCGCGTTCAGGTGCGCTGAAACGCTGGCTGTTAAACTCTGCTCGCAGTTCCATGTAGGCATCTTCATTGGCCGCGCGCTTAAACAGTTCCTGAGCAAACGACAGGACGCGGATATGGTCGACGTCGAGCATGGTGTACAGGTTAATCAGGTCCGGGTTGACGTCGGCCAGCAGGAAGTTAGCGTGTTTATCCGAGTTCATGAACACCGAACCGCCGCCCACAAACGGCTCAATCAGTCGGTTGCCAGCCGGGATATGCTGATCCAATTCCGACAACAGAGAGAATTTACCCCCAGCCCATTTGAGAAACGGGCGCTGCCAGGTGCGCGGGGCCGGTTCCTCTTTCGGGATAGCGGCAGCAATGCGTTCGCCAATCCAGTGCATGACCGGCACAGCCATACTGTTGCCTATGGCTTTATAGCGCGGACCATCAGGGCATTCAGAGGCATCTTTTCCGCGCCATGCGATCAGGGTGTGATTGTCAGGGAATCCCTGCAAGCGCTCGCATTCAACTGGAGTAAGGCGACGAACAGCCATGCTCTGCATAACCGCAGGTGCTAAATTTGTTCCGCTATTCGCGCTGGTAAGGGTGGGCGCTTGCTCTTCCGCAAAGCCAATTCCTCCAGCTTTTGCCCCTTGTCCGGGTTTAAATGCATACGCAATGGCAGGTGGCTGACCGCTGTTTGCATGGCTGCTATCATGATTTCCTGCGCGCATAGTTGGCGCCAAATCTATTGTGGCATCAGCGCCATGATCCTTATAGCTAAAAGCGATGCATGCGTTTTCCTGACCATTATTCCGCCCTAAAGTGTGCGCCAGTTCCCGATTAGTGTCGGGGTCTTGTGTACCGTGGACAGCGAAGGTTTCAACTTCAAAATCTATTCTCTGCCCTTTCGCAGTAAGGCAGGCTGCAACATCAATATTCCCGCTGGTATTTCCACCACCATAAGCGAGAACGTTCATACCTCGGTCAGCGCAAGGTGATGAGTCGTGTCTTGCCGTTAATGTTCCTGCCAGTTCCGACCCGTATTGTGTTTCACTTACCAAACCAGCACCGCGCTGCGCGAAAATCTCCTGGTTGCTCTGCCCGATACCGCCTTCATTGTTCGACTGGTTCAGTGTGGGGTGCGGATTTACTGGGTTGTCCCAGTGACTACCGATTTCAGCGCGTTTAACAGCATTGGTGGTAACTGGCGCTTTCGGTTCTCGGCGCGGCGGAGTATCCCGGCGCATGCCGTCGAACTCAAAAAGTACTTCTGCGGGATTGAATCCTTTTCGAGCACTTGCGACAACGAACACACGGCGGCGGCGTTGGGCCACTCCGAAAAATTGAGCGTCGAGCACTCGCCAGGCGACAATGCGCGATGGTCCATACACACAACCAGCGTTCGACCATTTTCCCCCTGCTGGCTGCAGTTCGCAGTCTTCTCCGGCAAGCGCGCCAATAAAGCAGCCGAAGGCGTTATCTTTTGATGAGAGGACACCCGGGACGTTTTCCCAGACAATGATGATCTCTGTTTCTCCGCGTTCGCGGCGTTTGTCGTCGATGGCATTTGCCAGTTCCACATATGAAAGGGTTAACTGCCCGCGTGAATCAGCGAGCCCATTACGCAAGCCGGCAATACTGAATGCCTGGCAAGGCGTACCGCCAACCAGCATGTCAGGTGCTTCAACTTCACCGGCGCGTACTGCGGCAGCAATTTTGGTCATGTCGCCGAGATTCGCCACATCAGGCCAGTGCGCGGAAAGCACTGCCGATGGGAATTTCTCTATTTCAGCAAACCAGGCAGGTTTCCATCCCAGTGGTTCCCAGGCTACTGAGGCGGCTTCAATGCCACTGCAAACAGATCCGTACTTCATTGCGTTCTCTCCGGGTCAAACTCAGGCCAGTTATTGCGACGGTAGTTTTCTGCCAGGCGGCGCTGCTGAATGTCGTCGAGTGAGCGCCCTGTCATTTCGGCTACGCGGTCATTCGGCAGTAATTCGAGCAGCGCCAGTTCCTGCTGAGTCCATGGCTCATCAGAACGGAATGTCATCGTCGAATTCCGGTGTCTGGTTTTGCTGGCGCATAGCCTGTTGCAGGCGCGAATCAGGAACAGCGTTAGGGTCGTTATGAGGCGCACCCCAGCCACCTGAATTTTGCGGATTAGGCGCACCCCAGCCGCCGCGAGACTGGTCATGTGGCTTGCGGTCATCCTTGTCTTTTACGGTGCGCTCCAGCGTGGCAATCGTTTCTGCTGGCGTTTTCTCGAAATACTCTTTGTAAGTCAGGCGCGAGCCAGGCTGGAAAATATGCCGGACCTCAAATTTGTAGCTATCGCTGCCGTCCTGTTTAGTGGTGAGAACTTTCTGGAGGAAGAACCCGGCGCGCTTACCTTCCAGCGCGGGAAGAAACCATTCAGTGCCGTTCTGGCCCTGCCGCTGTTGTGGCTGCGCATCTTTTACCTGAGCAGCCCACAGAAGGGCAGAGATCAGCCCCATACCAAAGGTCTGGCTGCCATCACGGCCAAGAAAGTTGATGCGTAAAAAATTGGCTTTTTGTCCGTTAACATCAATTGACAAAACAAGCGCTTGTGACTGCGAACCGTCTTTACCAAATTCATAAACAGCAGACAGAATGTCGCCTTCATACGCGCCGGTGTCCGTGATGCCAGCAGTTGCGCCAGCTTTGAGAGCGGCTTCCGAAGCCTGCTTATTCCATGAAAAAGCTACAGGTTGATTCATCATTTTTTTGCTCCGTTATAAGTCAGAGAATTCAGTTATGGCGGCATCAAATTTCGCCAGGTCGTTATCCATTTCCGTAACACCATCACCGAGCAGATCTGGCGGGCATTTAACGGTGTCGTTGTCATCGCCCTTCAACAGGAACAAATGACGGCCATCGCGCTTGATGATTCGAAGCACAATCGGGAAGTAACCTTCCGGGGTAAGCTTTTCATTCAGCATCTTGCCGACTGTTTTCATGCGCACTTTCCCTTCGCTGTCTTCGGTATGAGCAAGGAAATAAACGCGGAAGTCGTCAGGTAGCTGAGTAGCGGCCTCAATGATTCGCCAGGCGTGCTCTGCCATTTCAGTAAATTTGGTGTACCCGGTCTCATATGCCCGGTTCATGTTTTCGTGCTGCATGACTGCCTGAAAATCGTCGATGATGAGCATCCGGCGACCGCTGTTAGCCATGTTTTGAATAACGTTGAACAGATGGCGCCCGTCGCGAATATCAATGACGTTCCCGCGCTGGATAGAGTTATCCGGCAGTCTTTTACCGTGCAATTTCCAGCCACCATTGTTTTTAAATGGCAGAGCCTTACGGATGCAGCGGGCAAGGATGGCGTTTTCCGGGTTCACGTTGCGCAGGCTGTACGTCTTACCAAAACCGGAATCAGCAAGGATCAGAGTCATCATCGCCATACATCACCCCTGATTCAGCCAGTGGTCGACAGTGAAACGCATGTCTTCGTCGAGTTCGGTCCCGCTCATCCAGCGCAGATAACCTTTATCAATGCGCGCCACTTCTTCGAAGGTTTTCCCCTTGTACTTACCGAAGCGCATCATGTGCAGCAGGGAGGGTGAGTCAGAGATTTCGCGCATCTGGCCAATGGTCCATTGCGCATCACGTCCCATATACATCAGCAACTCTGCTGTGACGTAGCAGTCATACAGGGCACGGTGCGCATAGAGACCTTCCGGTACCTCTGGTTTCAGCCCCAGGCGATAGCGCAAATACTGGTTTCCGTGCGACTCAAACTCCGGGTACAGCTTGCGCGCCAGCTTTAACGTACAAATCCAGGGAGCGGTGACCTGTGGAAGTTTGCCTTTGTCGAATGCGGCGTTGTGGGCCACATAGGCATCAGCACCCAGGTATTTCCCGATCACATCTGAGATAAGCGGCGCGTCTGCCACCATGTCTTCGGTGATATGGTGAATAGCCATCGCTGCGAAGCCGATAGGTTCTGCCGGGCGAACCAGATCGCTCATTGGGTTGCAAATAACGCCTTTGACGATATCCACACTGGCAATTTCCACCACGCCGCCCTCAAAGCTTGTCGTTTCAGTGTCGATCACACGCAACATTGTTGAACTCTCCTGTAATTGCGTCGTTAACTGCATCAAATTCGGCGAGCTGGTTTGCGACTCGCTCCAGGTCTTCCGGTTGCAGCCGGTACACCAGGCAAAGCATGGCGATCAGCATCATTCCTTCGAGACGGTTTACCATCCGCGCTTCCTCTTTCGGGTTGCCTGCGTCGGGTGCAGAATGAAAAAACGCTCTGCGCAGCCTTTGTCGTGGCAGAAATGAGCGGTACGGCTTGCCATGGCGGTATGAATGGTGCGGACGTCGCAATCATCCGGATGACGTAACTGGCCGCATTTGTCGCACATCACTGCGTTGAGGTGCTCTGTTGCCGAAGCCAGAAAAATGCTTTCTGCATGACTTCCTGCCACGCCGCGAGAATCGACGTATTCGATCATGTCTTCCGTGCGACCATCGCTGTAAGTGAACGCGCCACGGCCAGTGAGCTTTACGATTTGCGAACCAAATTTGAGACGAGAACCAACAGGCAAAACTGCCAGTCGTTCAGATGAAATACGCGGTAATGGATTCATGGTTACTCTCCATAAGGCTGTAAAAATACCGGCACCGTAACGGCCGCCTGTGTTGATAAATTTGGTTTTGCCCGTCAGGGCTCAGAACTTCACAACGTCGCCGGCTGGTTGCTCATCAGCGCGGACAATGCGATCAACCGGGAAACACTCGCCAGCTACCTGTTGTTCGACGGCGGCGGATTCGCATTGCTGCTGTGTTTCGTACACGCCAACAACCACATCCTGAAAATCACCGTTGGTCAGACCGACAGTCAGTACCAGGGCAAATAAAGCGTTCATGGTTGCGATCCTGTGGCACGCGCGTATTGCTCAACGGCTTTCTTCCACATCAGCTCGTCACCAAGGAAGCGGGCAATGACGATTTTGTTTTGTGCTGCGCGGACTTCGTTCAGATCAACAATCGCAGGCTCAACGACGTAGCCAAGACCGGCTTTAATCATCTGGTCGCGATTAAGAACAACGCTTTCGCGCGGGCTTTCGACTAACGTCAGGCGCCAGAGTGAGCCATTGGCCATCGGCGTGACTTTGTACTGGTGGTTGTTGTGCGTAATTTCCATCTCATCCTCTGCCGTTTTCGCCCGGCTGGCGGAGTTGTTAATCATTGGCGCGTATTGCTGGGCTTCGCTGGCGGTGCCAGGCGCTTGTCTTCTGGTTGTCTCGGTGGACTGCAATTCACCGCCGCGAGGCCCGTTGTTTGGATGAGTTAAATTTAAGACTTCTTAATTTATTGGTCAATAGTAATTTTGAAGAAAACTTAAATTATTTTCTGGCGGCAAAAAAAATGAAGCTCTTAGGCTTCACTTTTAAAGAGAGGAGGGGGTTTAAGGCAGGTTTGCGATTCTGGCGTCTACGACCACACCAATGATTTTGCAGTTACCGTTAATTTCAATCATCGGATATTGGGGATTTAGTGGTTTCAGGAAACGCTTTCCGGCGTCTATAACCAGCTTTTTGAATGTCGCCTCATTGTCCTGATCGAGCTTAGCCACTACAAGTTTGCCGTTTCTTGGCTCAACTTCTGGATCAACCAGAATAACCATTCCTTCCGGGATGCTAAGTCCTGCCTGGGCGGTCATTGAATCGCCTTTTACGTCCAGCCAGAACGAGTCCTCAGAACATTCGACAGTGGTTTCGTACCAGTTATCAATAGCCCTGCGATGATACGGTTCTACAGCTTCCATCCATTGCCCCGCGCTAACCCAGCTAATCAAGGGGTAGCTACCTTTCGGTTCATGCAGCCCATGATAGGCCACGTTTGATGCGCTGGTGTCGCCATTGAGTAAGTAGTCTGGCGAGCACTGTAGCGCTTTAGCTAATGCCAACAGGTTATCCCCCCTGGGTTCGGTCTCGCCGCGTTCCCACTGCGATATTGCAGCATTCGAAACGCCGACCATTTTACCAAGGGCAACTTGCCTGATCTTTAACTCTTTGCGTCGCGCACGTATGCGTTCGCTCATCATTTTCATCGTCATAGTTAAGATATCTTAAATGTTCTTGACTTAAGAATCCTTTAGTAGATAATTTAAGAACTCTTCAATTAATCGGAGTCGCGTATGTTAAAAAAAGACGTCGTTCAGCACTTCGGCAGCCAGCGTGCAATCGCAAAAGCGCTGGGGCTGAGTGAATCGGCAGTTTCTCAGTGGAGAGACGTCATCCCTGAGAAAGACGCTTTCAAGATCGAAAAAATGACTTCCGGTGTTTTAAGGCGCGAGCCTGAGCTTTACCACCGGACCGCATAACCAGGCCGCTGCTTTGCGGCCCAACACCAAGAGGAAGTATCACAAATGGAGAATTCAATCGCACGCAAGTTAGAACCACCGATTCTCAACCCGCTTGAAATAGAGAGCACCTTACTCAATCGGCTGGCGTTGATCGGGCAGCGGTATTACGCCGAGCAAATTGGCATCAGTGAATCAACAGTCAGTAAACGTAAGGCTGACAATCATTTTTCTGAGATGGCAAAAGAGATTTCAGTACTTGGTTTGCAGGTCGTTCCGCCGGAAGCGGTGGTTGTCTCACGCGACTACCTGAAATCGGTCGAGACGCTGGCTGATATCGGTTTGCGTGCTGAACGATGCAGGCCTGGCCCGCTGGGGTGGGACTAATGAACCATATCGAGTTTATCGAAAAACACGTCCGCGCCGAGCTTATCAAGCTTGGGTTTACGGTTTCGGTGGCTCAGGGGGGGGGCATACCAGGCTGTCGACTTGTACAAGCGTATGAGCCAGGCCAGCAAGAAAGGGGCGATTTTTGATGATGTTCTCAGGTTTGCCCGTCTGTGGGCAGAGAAGCAGACCAGTACAGCCGAACGGCGCGAAGCAAAGCGTACGGTCAAAAAAGGCGGTAATCAGGCTGGTTTGTTCTGAAAGGGTGAAGACCGCTGTGCGGCAAACACAAGCGGCCTTCGATGCGAATTAACTGGATCAATTCACAGGATTTAGTATGTCAAATACTGCTGAAATTATCAATTTCCCAAATACCACTGAGCAAACGGGAGGTCGTATGGCCGACCTGTCCAACGGGTATACCAGAATTGCCAATGAGATACAGCAGCTCAAACCACGCCTGAAAATGTCCGGGCGGGAATGGCAGTGTCTTGAAGCGGTAATCTGGCTGACCTACGGATGGAATAAAAAACAGGACCGGGTTACGAATACCGTCATTTCCGGGCTTACTGACCTGAGTGATTCACATGTTTCCGATGCAATTAAATCACTTGCAGAGCGTGGAATTATTTTTAGTCACAAGCAGGGAGTGATGAAAATTGTCGGTATAAATACTGACCTTTCTGCCTGGATTTTAGACAAACCGAAAATGGGAAAACTTTTCCCGAAAACAGGAAAATCCTTACCGGAATCGGGAAAAACCTTCCCGGAAACGGTAGACACCCAAGACTATAACAAGAACAGTATTAAAAGATCTTCGTCCAGGAATTCTAAAGAATCCCAGGACAACCCTACCGAAAAGTTTCTTTCTCGCCATCCAGAAGCTGTAGGCGGTATTTACACCCCATCAGGAAAGTCATGGGGGACAGCCGATGATCTTCTCGCTGCGAAATGGATTTATACGCAACTGCTGGTGGTTAACGCCAGCCTGTCTGAACCCAAGTGGGTTGAATGGGCTAATACCATCCGCCTGATGCGCATGCAGGACAAGCGAACTCATCGTGAGATTTGTGATCTGCTGCGCTGGGCCAGCCAGGACCACTTCTGGCGTGAAAACATCCTGTGCCCAAGCAGTCTGCGGAAGCAGTGGGACAAGCTCACCACAAAACGACAGGGACGTAACAGCCATGTCAGCCATGCACAGCCTATCGACTTCAACAACACCGACTGGATCAACGGGGTGCTCGATGAAAAGTCTCTCTGAACAGCTTCAAAACTTTGATCGTGAAAACTTCCGCCGTGTTGCTCACGGTCTGCCGGAAGTGCAGGACGCACGCGAACCGGTTCGCGAAGTTCAGCAGGTTGCCGAGGTATTCAATGGCTTGTTTGCAGAGCTGCGCGCCGCGTTCCCGGCTGCCATCGCTAATTTCCGCACTCAGGCTGAATTCGACGAGTTCCGCCGTCAGTGGCTGCTGGCATTTCGTGAGAACGGCATCACCACCATGGCACAGGTAGCCGCAGGTATGCGCATAGCTCGTCAGCAGGCAAAGCCGTTCCTGCCATCGCCCGGGCAGTTTATCGCCTGGTGCCGCGCCGAAGAGAGCGCCGCTATCGGGCTGCCTGATGCCGCCGAACTGGTCGACATGGTTTATCAGTACAGCCGCACCCGCGGGAAGTACCCGGATGCTGAATCATACCCATGGCCTAATCACGCAACCTACTGGATGGTCACCACGCTGTACCAGGTGATGCGATCTGCTGGTCTGAGTGATGCTGAGTTGCGCCGCCGCGCAGCAGATGAGTTGGCGAAGATGGTCAAGCGCATTCGCAATGGTGAGCAAATCCCGGCCCCTGTAGCGCGTCTTCCTGTGCTGGGTACCAAGCCCCTGACGCGCGAGCAGAGCGCCGCACGCATTGCAGAAATCCGGGCCAGGTTCGGTTTCAAAGGTGGGAGGGACGCGTGATGACTACAAGAACTGAAATCCGTAAATATCTGGCCGCTGGTCACGACACATTCACCACTGCCGAGGTATCCGCTGTTATCGGTCTGCCGATCAAAACAATCAGCACCACTGCAAACCAGATGTGCAAATCAGGTGAGCTGGTGGTTGAAAGCCGTACCTGGCGAAAAACGGTTTACCGGAAAGCTGGTGTGGTGTCCGAGAAGAAAAATTCAATTATCGATGACTGCCGAAACAGCGCCGCTATGAAGCGTGTTCTGTCAGTTTACGGGGTGAATTCATGAAACAGGTAACGATGGAAAGCGTCAAGCAGCGCATTGCGTACATTGAAGATTTAAACGAGCGAGGCGTTGGCACAAAGGTTGAGCGGCAACAATTTGAGCTTGCCTGTCTTCGCGAGCTGGTAGCAGTGACTGAACAGCGCGACGCGTTGGTGGTGGAGATGAAATCGGCATTTGAGAAACCTCAAGCGTATCTGACGTGGCACGCCATCCCGCCAACATGGGAAGACCCGCTTCCGTGCGGTGAATATCTTGATGTTCACGATACTGACGGCCACAAAAATAGCGATGGCACAGACTGCTGGCCTGTTTATGCCAAACCGGAAACCCCCGCCACATCCTCCGCAATCGCAGCGCTGAGAGCGGAAGGGGTGGAGATGTTTGCAGCGGAAATGTCGGCTGAGCATACAAAATTACAGTCTGGATGTTATTTCGACAGGCAGGTTTTGATTTACGCGAAAGTGTCAGACATGGCGGAATCATTCGCCCGCCAGATTCGCGAGAGCAAAGGAGAGGTGCAATCGTGAGCGAATTCACCATCACCAAGTCGATAATTCACCAGTGCTACGCAATCAAAGTCCCTCAGTCATTCGGTGAAAAACTGGCCGGGGTATCGCAAATTCTTCCGTGCTACGGCATGTCATTTGAAGAGTGCGAGGAACTGGCAAGCTATATGAGCGCTGGGCATAGCTCAACAGATTACTGGATTGATCGGTTAGTTAACTATCGCGACAAATTCATACCTCAACTAAAGCGTGATCTGGCGTCAATTCGCGAGAGCAAAGGAGTTAACCATGAATAACCGCAAAGCTAAGTTTCTGTTTGCTAAGCCGGGACAACGTTTACGTCTGTCTAATCGTAAGGTTGTTCGCTACGCGCCATGCAACGCTCGCAGTTGGCAAAATCCATTTTATTGCATCGGTACAAAGCGCAGCGCCGCACAGAACCGCTGGAAAAATCACTGCTATCGGGTAGAGAGCAAAGGAGCGCAGTCATGAGCGAATACAAATGCTGCCTGTGCGGGAAAATCTGCGATGGATATTCCTGCTATGAATATCGCGGTTTCATTTCCTGCGAAGAACATTTCGAACAAGTAATTGCGAAAGTCGACATTCGCAGAGCTGAAATTATCGCCAGAAACAACGCAGTTACAAAACCTCTTGCTGGTCTTGATATCGATCCGCGCAGTGCGATTGGGCGCGCAAATCGTGAGTTATTATCCCCAGCAATTGAGATAGCCGGTAAAGAAACTTTGGCAGAACAGCAATATCGCCGAGGTGAACTATGACCATTAACAACGAACAGATTCAGGCACTCAAAGCGGCTGCTGAGAAAGCTATTGCTGATGATTGGGGTTACGACCGTGATGAGTTCTCAGAAATAGCTTCACCAGAAGCCATCCTCTCCCTGCTGGCAGAGCGTGACGCTGATAAGGCGCTGATTGCAAACCTTACGGCTGAACGCGATGCGCTGCGCGAAGGCGCAATGGGCGACGCAAGACATAGCAATACCCGCGCGGCTGCTGATATCTATTTCCAGCTAGCCGAAGAATGCCAGATTCCACCTGGCGGTTCGCTGGTTCAGCATATTGATATGATGCGTGATCGCATCGCTGAACTGGAGGACCGCACGGTCAACGTTAAGTTGCCGGACAGCATTCCTTGCCCTACCGCGCCGGAAATAATCTGGCTTCAAACCAATGGTGATGACTCAGACGAATCGAAGTGGCCTGAGTCTGATGATGATGTTTCCTGGTGCCGCGAGAAAATATTCACCAATGACACGCTTTACGTCCGTGCAGACTTGGCCGCCGCTGGCATCACTTTAGTCGTGGAGGAGTGAAGATGGCTGACACAATCGCAGAATGGAGTTTTTCACTCGATACACAGTGCCCGCATTGCAAGCATTTTTTCGACTTACGTCAGGAGCTTGTAGATAACGTTTCATCTATCGAGATTTGCGAAACGGATACTGTAGCAACGAGAAATTACGAGACGGCATGCCCTGAGTGCGGTCATGAATTTACCTGTGAATTTGTTTACTGAGGACTGACCATGACCACACAATTACCGAGCAAAGAGCGGCTGGCGGAGTTGGTTACGTTCAAGCCATCAGGCTCTAACACTATCCAATCTGCAACGCGGGAAGAATGGCAAGCAATGGCCCGCGCACTCCTGGCGGCATATGAGCAAGAGCCGGCGGCTACGCTTGACGTGCAGAGCACAAGACAAAACGGTGACAAGTTCGCGCTGATTCTTTCTTTTAAGGCGCACAAATTGCCAGACGATGTTTATTTCCTCTACGCCCACCCCGCGCCATCAATGCCCGCTGACCTGCATCCGGATACACAAAAACTGGTTGCCGATTTCAGCATTGCGCTGGCTGAGAAGCTGTATAAGGCCCAACTAAAATACGGCTATTCAGATAACTGGACGCGTTACGGATGGGCCGAAGAATGCCTGCAACACTTTCATCAGCACATCAGCAAAGGAGACCCACGCGACGTGGCGGCTTATTGCGCGTTCATGTGGTTCCACGGCTGGAGTACGGCGTTACCCGCACCATCAATCCCTGCGGTGCCGGACAACCCACCGTTTGCGGTTATGCAGAGGGCGCTTGATGCATTCTATGCGGAAAGTGACGAAGTGCCAGAGAATCAGATGCTGGCAGCATATCGTGTATTCCGCGCCGCCATGCTCAACGGGGGTAAATCGTGAAAGACGAAACGTTGTTGCCTGAGAAAATGACAGCCGATTACGCCTGGAGAAATCTCGGCATCCCGGAAGAAGATTGTTCAGCGTTTGCTGATGGATGGAATGCGCGAGCCGCCATCCAGTCCGGTAATTCAGAAGCCATTCAGGATTTCCTGCGTGTTCTCGACGAATACCCAGAACAACTGGTACCGATTAATCGTGAATCGTCGGCGGTGCGTGCGTTGCGTAATGCTGCGTGCGGTAATTCAGGACAGGTGCCTGCCGGGTATGTGCTGGTCCCGGTTGAGCCGACGCCGGAAATGATGCTGCATAAGTCTGGCTGCCAGCACCACGCATGGGATGACCTTGATTGTCCTATGCGCGAGACTCGTCGCCTGGTGTGGTCGCACATGCTCGCCGCAGCGCAGAAGGAGGTGTGAGGTGGTTAAATCAATTGCAATCGCAATAGCTTTAATTTTTTCTTGTGTAGCTTTTGCTGAAATATCGCAATTAAATGGCTGGGAAGAAGCAACAATATTTCAGCGTATATGCATTGTGTGGGGGATCTTGGTGCTTGGATGCTTACTTTATTTTTTCATTCCTAGCGATTTTAAACAATTTCCGAAAGATGGCGATAATGGCTAAACCCATTTAGTCATGATGTATACTCCACCTCAAAGCATCGAGGGGGATTTTATGTCTGAGTGGAATTTAGCAGCAAAGCCGCAGGAAGAGATGGACAAAGTCAACGTCGATTTGGCTGCCGCTGGCGTGGCGTACAAAGAGCGTCTGAATCAGCCTGTTGTTGCCGAACAGGTGGCACGAGAACAGCCTGAGCACCTACGTGAATATTTCATGGAGCGTGTGCGGTCTTATCGGGAAAAGAGTTTTTCGCTGCCGCGTGCCAGTGATCCGCGTTATGCAGAAATGGCTGAGGCCAATAAAAAGTAACTGCTTAACCAGTCAATAAGCCCCAACACTCGGGGCTTTTTTTATGCTTCGCGCTTCGTTGATTTCCCCGTTTCAACCGCTCATAATATCCATAACGGCCTGAGAAACTGTTAATCATTGGCGCCACGATGGGGACATTATGGCGCGCACACAATACGAGCACTCCCACCTGTCACAGATGCAGAAATGCACCTGCGAATTTCTACATTCTGCGGTTTCCATTAAGGGGGCTGCATGAATATTCCACTAGACGGCATCAAACTTCATCGCGGCAATTTTGCTGCCATCGGCCAGCAGATTCAGCCTTTGCTGGATGCCGGGCAATGCTTCCGCCTCCAGGTGAAGCCATGGCGCGAAAAACGCAGCCTTTCCCAGAACGCCCTAAGCCACATGTGGTACTCCGAAATCAGCGATTATCTCATCAAATCCGGCCGTACTGATGCCACCCCGGAATGGGTTAAGCGCAACCTGAAAAAGACCTATCTCGGCTGTGAAGAGGTGACATACACCGATTTCATCACAGGCGAAAAAACCACAACCTGGGAACCTCGCCACACCGCTGACCTTGATACCGGGGAAATGCACATCTTCCTCGTGAAAGTTGAAATGTGGTGCGCTCAGTTCGGCCTGGCGCTGACTATCCCTAATGGCTGTGAATATCAACTTCTGCGCGATAAGCAGGAGGCATGATGAGCAGCCCACTCGCAAAAATCATTGAGCGATCCATCTTCCGCATGCCTGCGCGTCGCCCGCGCAAGGCAGCACTTTTACCTTCTGAAATCCCAACTCTCAAAGGTTACACCGCCCGTCTTGTCGATCAGAAATGGCTGCGTCTGGCAGCGAGGAGAAATCATGGCTGATTTATGCAAAGCAGCGCGTGGTCGTGAATGTCAGGTGCGCATACCTGGCGTCTGTAACGGCAACGAAGAAACCAGCGTTCTGGCGCATATACGCATCGCTGGATTGTGCGGTACAGGAATTAAACCGCCTGACCTGATAGCAACCATCGCATGCTCTGCATGCCATGACGAGATTGACCGGCGTACGCACCTGGTTGATGCGGAATATGCGAAAGAATGTGCACTGGAAGGAATGGCGCGAACTCAGGTTATCTGGCTTAAAGAGGGGCTTGTGAAAGCATGAAAACGTACGATATCGAGCCAATCGGCAAACCTCGCATGACCAGATCCGACAAATGGAAAAAGCGCCCGGCAGTGATGCGATACCGCGCATTTTGCGATGAAGTTCGGCTGCGTAAATTGTCAATGCCGGAAGGCGGTGCGCATGTAACTTTCGTCCTGCCAATGCCTGCGAGTTGGAACAAGAAGAAGCGTGCAGAGTTTTCCGGAAAACCGCATCAGTCAAAGCCAGACTGCGACAACATGCTGAAAGCACTTATGGATGCTCTCTATGATGATGATGCTCATATCTGGGACTGCCGCATAACAAAAATATGGGGAGAAAAAGGGCAGATCATCATCGGTGAATCCCTATGACTTTTGACCGCTTCATCCAGTACCAGGCCGAAAGCGTAGCGCGGGCGAAACTGCCCGCAGTTAAGAGCTACAGCAAGCCAGTTAAAACCACACAGCAAAAACAACAGCCGGAGTGTGCAGCATGAAACGTGCAGACCAAAATATCGCATGGTCAGAATTGGCCAAGGTTCCTCGCCGCTCATACCTTGGCAAATATCGTCGCCTGAAACCATCGCAAGAAAGATGGATCCGATCACTGCTTGGTTTGTGGGGTTCGGTTTTTGGTGGGAGCGGAACAGAGCATTTATCCGGCGGCGGTAGCATGTGGTCGATGATAATTAGCGGGTGGAGTGGTGAACAACAGGAAAAAATTGCTGACGTTTTAACGAGGCTTAAGAAAATAGGGTACTCAGGTGAAAACCTGATTGTTATGGCCCGCGCCATCATTTGGCCCAAAAAGTCTCTCAGTGAGGTCATTTCAAACACCATAGACCGTGACGAAGCTGACTTTATGGAAGCGGTGATCCTTAAAGCTTTTCCGGTAGAGAACATGATTTACAAGGTAGGGAAGCGGTATTACGCCAGTCGGCAGCCGCTGGTCGATATGGCCAGGTGGATGCAAAATCACTATGCACCATTCCTGACGGAAAAACAGTGCATAGACCGTATCAGATGGTGTGTTGAGTTGTTTAATTCTGCTGTCTTCTTCACGCTTATTGCAGAACTTCGCATCGAAAATGAAGAAAACTGCAAAAAAGACTTGAAAACAAGTTTTGAAGCTGCATAATTTGTATATGCTCGGACGTCGAAGGCGAAAGAGCGAGGTGACATAGAATCACCAACAAATTTAAGCCCGAGGTTAACGCCTTGGGCTTTTTCGTATCTGGGTCAGTCGTATAAAGGTCATTACGGCAGGCTGTTAACCTGCTTATCGTGGTTCAAGTCCACGCTGTCCCGCCAATTAAGCCGGTCTAGTTCAGTGGCAGAACGATTGCCTTGTAAGCAATGCGTCAGAGGTTCGATTCCTTGCCCGGCACCAAACCCAACCAGCTAGGGTACCTTCGGCCTAATCACCGGTTTTGCTCGACCCATATTGCCAGCCCAGAAGCTGGCTTTTTTATTTTCAGGCCCCGGACAATCAACCCTCATCGTCTCGTTGTTAATTGCAGTCCGAGGGCCTGAACCTATTACGCACAGCACCCGCTTACTACGCGAGGTGACGAGATGATCAAAACCATGCCTGATAAAATCTTTTCGGCGGCCACGTACTGCACGTCAGGCGGCTTGATTTGTACAGGCCTTGCGCGGGCCTATGACTGGTTTCACGGTCTGGACTGGAATTTTATTGCGCTGATTAGCGGTATCCTCATTGGTGCCGCTACTTACTTCACCAATCTGTATTTCAAACGCCGCTGGACGAAAGCATATGAGAAAGCGCTTTCTGCCGGGAAGCTCGTATCGCCACCACAGGATGATTAACCATGGCTACAGGTAAAAAGCTGGGCGTAGCCGGGGTGGCCTGTTCGGTTATGACCATCATCGCGATTGTGGTGAGTAACGGCCATATCAGGACGAATCAACGCGGCCTGGAGCTTATCGGCAATGCCGAATCATGCCGCCGCGACCCTTACGTTTGTCCTGCTGGTGTTCTGACTGACGGTATTGGTAATACGCACGGCGTCAAAGATGGAATACGCAAAACGGACCAGCAGATCGCCGCCGACTGGGAAAAAAATATCCTTGTCGCTGAGAAATGCGTGAACACCTATGCCAACGGCGCAAAGCTGAGTGATAACACTTTCAGCGCCGCTGTGTCGGTAACGTTCCGCGCAGGTTGCGGCAACCTTCGCAGCTCACAACTTTTTACTTTGCTTCGTAGCGGCAACATAACGGCAGCTTGCAATCAGTTTACTCGCTGGGTATGGGGCGGCGGTCAGATATTGCCAGGGCTGGTTACTCGCGCCGGGGAAGAAAAACAGCTTTGCCTGGATGGTGTGTGATGAGCGCCGAAACGCGGGCCAGCATCATCGTATTACTGATTCTGCTGGTGGCCGGGCTTGGCCTGTTCTTCGGTTCCCGCTATGCGAGCAATAGCAGCCGCGCTGATACCGCTGATGCCAATGTTCTGATGCAGGCAAAAGTCATTCAGCAACAGGCAACAGAGAGCCAGGCATTCAGCGCGCTGGCGTCCAATACGGTGGATGCTAATGCCGTCGTGGACGCCAAAGCAGAAAAAACCGTCATCGAATACCGCGAGATACTGCGCCGTGAAAAAACGTGTGATTACCCTGTGCCTTCTTACATTGCTGACGGGCTGCTCAACTACACGAACAGTCTACGTGCCGGGGCAATGCACGCCGCTACCGCCGGAACTGACAAAGCCGGTAGTGCCTCCACTCCCTCCAGCCAACTGACGTACTGCCAGGCTGTTCTCTGGATAGAACCTCTGCTGGCTGCGATAGAGAAAGCAAACAACCAACTGGCCGCCATCCGGCAGGCTGAACAACTCAGGCAAGGGAAAACGAAATGACGTTATTTGAAACACTGTTGCTGTACTTCTCCGCTATTACCAGTGCGTTCCTGCTCATCGCTGGTGGCTGGGTAAAAATTCGTGACTGGTTCAAAGCGCACGCCGAAGCGAAAGCGCAGGAAGCCGCAGCAGCGGCAAAGGCCGAAGCCGATAAGGTGGAAGCACTGGTTCAGGTACGGCTTAAACAACTGCAGGCAGAAGCGGCAGCCGCGCCTGACGCCACGGCAACGAGTACATCCGGCCCGGTGGTTGGGTAAGGCATTACAGGAGCCCTTCAACGAGGGGCTTCGATAATGTCAATCGCGGGTGATTCACACAGGATTGAGATATGGAAAAAGAAGAACGTAGACCATATCCGCCAGTTAACTTCATCGGCGAAAACTGGTTGCCATACACGCGCATTATTCCAGCTACTGAAATCGGTGAATGGGTTAATCGCCATATTCTTTCCGGTGAAGGCCGCCTCCATAACCCTGACCATGAGCATCTCGTAAATGCGCTTGTCGATGCTGATATCGCTTTCATGTGGGCATCATCTGCTTTCGCCAAAAAAGGCCGCACAGTGCTTGGACAGTGCGAAGAAGTGATGATGCGCGCCGGTGGCTGGCAGAAGGCACGCATGGAACAGCAGATGCATGAATGGTTCGGTCGCATACCGAAATACATCATCACCCTGGCTGCTGATTACTGCGAGCAATGCAACGATCTGGAATTCTGCGCACTGGTAGAGCATGAGCTTTACCACATCGCCCAGGCCACTGATGACTTCGGCGCGCCGAGGTTCAACAAAGAGACCGGTCAGCCAGTGCTTAAACTGCGTGGCCATGACGTCGAAGAGTTCGTTGGTGTGGTTCGCCGCTATGGCGCCAGCCGCGACGTACAAGAACTGGTGGATGCAGCAAATCAACCTGCGGAGGTTGCGCATATCGATGTTTCCAGAGCGTGCGGGACGTGCATGCTTAGGCTGGCTTAAATATTGGACTGTATTAGACGGATGGTGAGGTATGGCTGCACTAAAATCAGAAGTGAAAGCCTTCATCATTCAAATGCTTGCATGCTTTGATACTCCGTCGCAGGTGGTGGAGGCTGTCCAAAAAGAATTTGGTATCAAAATAACCCGTCAACAGGCTGAATCCCATGACCCAACGAAAGTCAGCGGAAAGACACTGGCGAAAAAGTGGGTCGACATGTTCAACGCAACCCGTGACCGCTTCCTCAATGAAATTTCCGACATTCCGATCGCCAATAAGGCCTATCGCTTGCGCGTCCTGCAGCGAATGTCCACGACCGCCGAAAATATGAAAAACATGGGTATGACGGCGCAGTTGCTGGAGCAGGCAGCCAAAGAGGTGGGCGACGTCTACACCAATAAGCAAAAGGTGGAGCAGAGCGTCATAGCTACGCATAACGTTATGCCGGTTCCGTCCTGCGATAACGTAGACGACTGGGAAAAAGCGGCGCAGAAACAGCAGGGCGAGGTATTAGGTGGATGAATTACAAAGCTGTATGGAAACCACTACCGGGATCGCAATCACTCTCCCTGAGTTGCCCGTGTAACGAAATTCTCTACGAGGGAACGCGCGGACCAGGTAAAACTGCCGCGCAACTGGCGCGATTTCGTCGCCTCGTTGGCCTTGGCTACGGCTCGTTCTGGCGTGGCGTCATTTTCGATACCGAGTATAAAAACCTCACCGACATCATCACACAGTCAAAGCGTATGTATCGCCTGTTTAACGACGGCGCACGCTATCTCGCGTCCGCGTCAGAATTGCGATGGGTCTGGCCTACGGGCGAAGAGTTGCTCTTCCGTTTTGGTAAAGAGGAAAGCGATTACTGGGATTATCACGGCCAGGAGTTCCCGTTTATTGGATTCAACGAACTGACCAAGCAGCAGTCAGCCGAATTCTACGAAATGATGTTTTCCTGTCGGCGCTCATCGTTTCGCCCGGAGAACTACCCGCTGGCAGATGGTAGCCTGCTTAAACCGATCCCCCTGGAAACGTTCAGCACGACTAATCCGTTTGGTATCGGGCACACCTGGGTAAAGAAACGTTTCATCGAGCCAGCACCGCGCGGCACCATCATTCGCGAAACGCAAAAGGTGTTTAACCCGCAAACCGAGCGTGAAGAGGATGTGACGCTAACCCGCGTAGCCATCCATGGTTCGTTTAAAGAAAACCCATATCTTGACCCGCAGTACATCGCGACGCTGATGTCTATCAAAGACCCGAACCGTCGCAAGGCGTGGGTTGAAGGTTCATGGGATGTGACCAGCGGCGGGCGATTTGACCATCTGTGGAATGAGTCAATCCATGTTATTACTCCATTCCGCATCCCGGATACCTGGACGGTTGACCGTTCCCATGACTGGGGCGAGTCGAAACCGTTTTCAAACCTATGGTGGGCGCACGCTGATGGCACGGCAGCAGAGTTACCGGATAGTAGCCAGTTCTGCCCGCCTGCCGGGACGCTAATCCTCATTGGTGAGTGGTACGGTTGCCCGCCCGATGAGCTTAACAAAGGCCTGAATATGTCCTCGACGAACGTAGCCAAGGGCGTGGCGTGGATTGATAAGCGGCTGGTGGGTGAGGACGTCGACGAGCCGGAAGAAATTAAGATCGAAGGCGTTACACAGGGGCAGATGCATATCTTGCCTGGTATCTGTAGTGAAGTTATACCGGGCCCGGCTGACGGCGCGATATTCAATACCGGCGATAACGAGTTATCCATTGCACAAAAAATGGAAGCGCAGGGCGTCACATGGCTGCCGGCTGACAAAAAGCCAGGGTCACGCATTAATGGCGCCTCCCTTTTTGCCGACATGCTCGAAGCCGTCATTGAAGGCAAGAAAATGGAATCAGGTATGCCTGAGAAACCTGCTTTCTACGTCTTCGATTACTGTCGAGGCTGGATCAGCCGTATCCCGGTACTCGTCCGCGACGATAAAAATCCCGACGACGTTGACACCCAGCAGGAAGACCACGACTGGGATGCAACCCGTTATCGCGTACTGCACTCACCACAAAAAATAACCGGCATGTTGGTGCGATCGCGCTGACGGAGGAAATCGTGACCGAAAGCGAAATGAAACAACAGCGCGCCAGTAACTCCAGTATCGAGCGTGATCGTAACAAAAACCTTTCAATGCTCTTTAACGGTACCAGTAATACCAAACGCCAGAGACTATACCAGGAGTTCGGGTACCCGCTACACCTCAAGTTTGATGACTTTTACCGGGCGTACCGGCGTAATGCGGTGGCCGGTGCCGCCGTGGCGCGCATGCTTGATGGGTGCTGGGAAGACTACCCAGATGTATACGAAGGCGATAAGACAAAGGACGCATCGAAGCAAACGGCGTGGGACAAGCGTGTAAATAAGCTCTTGAATCGCTGCTGGGAGCAGATTAAAGGCGCGGACCGCCGCAACCTTGTCGGGCGTTACTCAGCGATCCTGCTTCAAATTAAGGACAATAAGAAGTGGTGGGAGCCAGTAGATAAGGTAGTTGTTGGTCGTCAGCAGGAAAAGGCTCTCGTTAAGCTAATTCCTGCGTGGGAAGCACAAATCGACCCTGTTAATTGGGATGATAATCCGGACAGTGAAACGTTCGGCGAAGTGACGATGTACTCGTTTACAGAACTGCCGGTTGACGGAAACTTTGACGCCCGCCCGGGAAGAATCATCAATGTCCACCCCGATCGCGTAATCATCCTGGCCGAGGGATCTGATGATGGCGTGATGACGTCAGGCAAGTCACTGCTTGAAGCCGGATTCAACAAGTTGCTGGATATCGAGAAGGTTAGCGGTGGTGCGTCAGAGGGGTTCTTAAAAAATGCCAGCCGCCAGCTTAACTACTCATTCAGCGAAAAGACAAACTTCTCAGCGCTGGCTAAAGCGCTTGGCGTGCCGGAAGGGCAGCTTGCCGAGGCGCTGGATCAGCAGGTCCGCAGACTCAACGACAGCACCGACAGCGCCAGCTTTATGCAGGCTGGTACGGCTGAGGTATTGAGCGTTGCCGCCGCCGACCCTGAGCCGACATGGCGCACTGCGCTGAGCGAGTTCTGCGCGACCGTTCCTATCCCTATGAAAGAGCTCGTTGGGATGCAGACGGGTGAGCGCGCCAGTACTGAGGATGCAAAGGGATGGGGGCGCACCAGGATGAGCCGCCGGAAAGGCTTCCTGACCGACGTAATAACAGATGTGGTTTCACGCTTCTGGACGCTTGGCATTATTCCACCGGCTCAGAATGAAGAAATCACCGTAGGATGGTCTGATCTGCTGGCGCCGAGTCAGGCCGAGAAAATCGCCAACATGGACAAAATGGCGGACGTAGCCGTTAAGTCAACGAATGCTTTCGGTCGCTCAGCTCTTACTGAAAATGAGATTCGCACTGCTGGCGAACTCCAGCCGCTTCCTGAGCTAGATGATGAGGTTCCGCCTGATGGCAACAAACCAAAACCTGATCCTCTGGCCGACTCTCAACCAGAATCCGAAAAGCCCGGTGATACCACGGTCGAAAGTTGACCCCACGATGTCGCGTAAATCAGTCAGCAAGATGGAGCGCGACATTGAGGATCGGTATTACGCGATAAAAGTCGCGCTGAAAGCATTGTTCGACCAGCGCCTTACCGGGCGTGAGCGTGAGGCTAACAGTCATCAGTGGCACTTCCTTTGCCACGTCAACGGCGATGAGCCGACGCTGTATAAGGTCAATGCCGGCAAGTTCATCTACGATATGTCGCCGCAGCAACTTTCCAGCCTGCTGGATGAAGTGCAGCGAATTCTGGATGAATATCTGCTTGAAGGTGGTGATCAGCGCTTTTGGGCGATGGATTACGTCACCACCGAGGCGCAGCGCGGCACGCTGGAGGCCTTCAATAACCTCTCGCAGCAGTCGCAGGTCTACGCCAGCCAGACGACGCTACAGCAGCTATTAAGCAGCCCTGCTTATCAAAATCAGATAGCGGCAGCGCAACTGACGACTTTCAGCGACTGGAAGGCGATTAGCGATGCTGCTCGTGCAGATCTGACAGGCGTTATCACCGATGCGATAGCGCGCGGAGTAAACCCAGGCGAAACGGCGGCCGTAATCAGTAAGCGCCTAGATGTGTCGATGGCAAAGGCAAAAGCCATTGCTCAGACTGAGCAGGTAGGCGCGCTGCGGCAGGCACAATGGAATGAAACAGACTGGGCTGCTGACAGGCTCGGATTGAATACAGGCCTGCTATGGCTATCGGCGCTCAAGCCAACGACGCGCACATGGCACGCCAGCCGTCACGGTCTTGTTTACACCACTGAAGAGGTGCGTGACTTCTACGCTGAGAACGGCAACCGGTACAACTGCTACTGCAGCCAGATTCCGGTCTTGCTCAACGACGACGGCAGCATCTTCAATGAAGGGCTGGCGGATAAACTGACGAAAGAGCGTAAGCAGTGGACCGCAAAGGAGGCCGCGTGACCATAGTTATTGTTCTGTTACTGCTGCTGATCGTGGTTCTGATTGTTATGGCAGCGGGTTCTGGTTCAGCCGATCCTTGCTCCTGTCATCGCTGCGGTAAATATGTTCCTGCGCCAGCGCGTTTTTGCGATGGCTGCCGGCCAGCGCCACTGAGTGGGTATCAACCGAGTAAAACAACCTTATCAGGCAAAGTGCTGCCACCACCAAAACAACGCTAAGAGGACGCAACGTGAAGCTATCCAGCATCACATTGTGGTAAAATTGATGTGCGGCTAGACCGGCCAGTCGAAGAGGGTGAACGTAGACACCCCTGCCGCACTAATCATCTACGAAACCTGCTACGAGGTTTATATGAAAGAACAAGAATCATTGATTGAACGCTTCCGTGACGCTCTCTACTACGACGAATCATCGCCAAGTTTTCTTCGGTGGCGACACGACAAAATAAACGGCAACGGAAGAGTATTTTCACGGGCAGGAGATTGCGCTGGTTCGCTTAAAAAGTCCGGTTACTGGGAAGTTAACTTCGAAGGTCGACTTCGAATGGTGCATAGGGTGATTTTTGCTCTTCATCATGGTGTTTTACCGAGTCAAGTCGATCATAAAGACAGAAACAGAAGCAATAACAACATAGCCAATCTTAGACTTGCCGGCACATCTCAAAACAGGTGGAATGCATCTGTCAGGTCAGACAACACGAGCGGAATTAAAGGCGTTAGCCTGCATAAGCAAAGTGGTAAATGGCGAGCCCAGATATACAAAGACGGCAAGGCTATCCACCTCGGTACATTCCTGACGATGGGGGAGGCAGAGTCGGCTGTCGTGACAGCAAGAAAAACTCTCCATGGTGAGTACAGTTGCAACGGATAGTGAAAAATAGAATTAAATCCTTGAAACCCGCTTCGGCGGGTTTTTTGTTGCCATAACAAAATCAGGAGAGGAGATGAAGCTCTCAAGTATTCACGTAAAAAGCCTCGCCATCAACGCCTCCAACATCTCAACGACTACCATCAACGGCCAGGAACACTACGTCATTCGTGGTGCGGTCCCGATCGTCGATGACATTGTGATGAATGGCGGCCTGTACCCGGCGGAGGAGATTAACAACAGCTACCTGACAATGGAGCGCAAGTTGATGCCGTTGGGTCACCCGATGGTGAACGGCAAATACGTTAGCGCCAACGACCCGCAGGCGGTTAACGATTATTACGCCGGTGCGTGGGCTCAGAACGTCAGCAAGGCCAACGACAAGGTCGTGATGGACGTTTACGTCAATAAGGCCGTGGCAGATACCAAGCCTGACGGAAAGCGCCTTATTCAGCGCCTGGACGACATGATTACCGGCAACAACGCCGACCCGATTCATGTTTCCACCGGCCTGCTGCTGAAAAAAGAGCAGAAGGCTGGCGAGTCGAAGGGGAAAAAGCACTCCTGGGTCGCTCACAACATGCAATTCGACCACATAGCCATCCTGCTCGATGAGCCTGGTGCTGGCACGCCGGATGAAGGCGTCGGCATGTTCGTCAACGCTGACGGACAAGAGGCTGATGTTGAATCGACGAGCCTCATCGATGCTGCCAACAGCCTGAAAGACGGCTGGTGGAACAAAGTTAAGTTCTTCATCAGCAACGCATCAGAGATGTCCTTTGACGACATCTACCAGGCACTACGCATGTCCATCAAGCAGGACGACAAAAAGTGGCGCTACGTCGTCAGTGTCTGGCCTGACCATTTCGTTTACGAAGAGGATGGCGAGAACGCCACACCAAAACTTTTCGATCAGAAATACCTCATCACTGACAAGGTCGTGACGCTCGTCGGCGACCCTGTAGAAGTCGTGCGCAAACCAACTGAGTACGAAGTCAAAACCAACGGAGAAACAAACCCGATGAAAGAGAAGATGATCGCCGCACTCAATGCCGCTGGCGTTAAAACCGAGGGGCTGACAGACGACCAGGTCTGGGATGCCTATAACCAGCAGATGCAGAAGAAAGAAGGTAGCGGCGATCCGACTGGCTCTCAGATTAATTCCGCTGCTATCACCGCCGCGGTGAATCTGGCAATTAAGCCGCTTACTGACGAAATCAGCACTCTGAAAAGTCAGTTGCAGGCCAATGCAGATAAAGATCTGGCAACCAAGCGCGCAGCCGTGAAAGCGAAATTCGAATTTGATGACGCTGCGGTCAACTCATTGCAGGGCGAAGCTCTGGACGCGCTGTATGCGAAATGCCAGACCAGCCACGGTCTTAACCCGGCATTCCAGCAGGTAAATGCTGAGAATGACCAGTGGAAAGACTACGACCTCAATGCTGGCATCGATCAGGAGAAAAAATAATGGCTAACGTCATCTATCGCGGCCCGGTTGAGCGCGAGCCGGAAACTATCAACCTGCCGGTTGCTGGTGCTTATAACCCTGGTATCGCTGTGAAAATTGCCACTGGCAAATTAACGGCAGCCGCCGACACTACCGGGCGCTGGTTCATCCTCGGCAACCGCCGCTTTATCGGCCAGGCAATCACCACTGCATACGCAGCAAACGAAACCGGTGTTGGTTACCGCGTTGAAGGTGAGCAGGAATACAACGTTCGCCTGGCGGCCGCCGCTTATACCGTTGGTCAGGAACTGACGATCGGCACTGGCGGCGTGTTTAAAGCAGCCGCATCCGGTAATCAGGTAGTCGCAACGTTCGACGAAAAAGCAGGGCGCACTCTGGCGGCGGAAGGGTTCGCCGACGTGGTGATCCTTTCCACTCCATACGCCAAGGCATAAGGAACAAACGAATGTTAAAGTTTACGAAAGATCAGCAGGCGCTGATTCTTAACGCGCGCCGCCGCTGGGATGCAATGCAGCGCAATATGGCCGCACAGCATGGTTTTGCTGTCAATGACGCAAACGGCCAGTTCATTGCGTTTGATGAGCTCGTCGGTAACGCATCCGTTCTTCCGAAAGATGTCTGGGGCGAATGGGACCGTTCTGCGATCACCGTACAGCGCGACGTGCTGTCAGTGTTTAACGATCTGGCGGCAAGCGTGTCTCGGCCGATGGCGCTGGGTAAAATCGTCCACTACTTCATGACGCTGTCAGATTCAGGCGATGTCAACATCAGCCTGGATGGCCGCGGTAAGGCGAAGGGCGATCAGCCCGTCATGGATTATGAAGGTACGCCACTGCCAATCATCGACAGTGAGGTGACTTTCGGCTGGCGCCAGATGCTGGCAGCGCAGACGGAAGGTTACTCTCTGGACAGCGACGCCATTTCCAACCATCAGCGTAAAGTGGCTGAGAAGCTGGAAGATATGGTGCTGAACGGCGATCCCAATATCAACGTAGGGGGCGCGACCATCTACGGCCTGCGCACAGCGCCTAACCGCTCGACAGGCATCCACGGTCTTGACCTTAACGGCGCTACCGGCGCTCAGTGGGTCGGCGCTATCTCCGCACTGATCGGTCTGTTGCAGAACAAAAACTTCTACGGACCGGTAACCATCTATGTGAACTACAAAGACTGGTTCTACGCGTCTGTTAACGACTACGCAGCCAACTATCCGAAGACCATTCTCTCTCGAATTATGGAAATTCCTGGTGTTGCTGCTCTGGTCCCGGCGTCTAAAGTTCCGCAAAACGAACTTCTTGGCGTGGTTAAGCGTCCCGATGTTGTGCAGATCCTGAACGGCATGCCGATGACCATGCGTCCCAAAGCGCGACAGAATCCGGAAGATGATTATGTCTTCTCGGTACTGGCCGCCGCGGCTCCGCAGTTCAAGCATGACGCGAACGGCCAGGCCGGTTACGCGCAACTCACCAAAGCATAATCAATGGGGCTCCGGCCCCATTTCTTTTACGGAGGCCTTATGGCTGAGAAAGAACAAAAATGGTTACTCACCCACGACAGTCACGAACTGAAAAAGGGTGAGGTTTACACGGGTGAGACTCTCCCTCTGTGGCTGGTGGGTAAAGCCATCCCCGTAGGCGATCAGGTGCTGGAGGTGGCAACCCCTGGTGATATGAAAAAGCTGCAGGCTGACCTCGAAGAGGCTAACGGCAAGGTGGCGTCGTTGACGGAGAGCAACGGCAAGCTGCAGGCTGACCTCGAAGAGGCGAAGAAGCAACTTGCTGAGCTGCAGAAGAAGGTAAAATAACCATGGCTGACCCAATCACAGCGGCAGACGTGCAGGCGTTCCTCGGTGAATTGGGTTATTCCATTCCCGGCGCGCTGCTGGACCCGATCCTCTGCGTAGTGAATAAAATCATTCCCTGTCTTGATGGCGCTGGTTATGACGACTGCACCGCGCAACTGATTCTGATGTACGCAGCGGCGCTAATGGCGACATCGTCAGGTGCCCGGCGCATCAAATCGCAGGGAGCACCGTCTGGCGCGTCACGCTCGTTTGAGTACGGCGACGACAGCATCACCTGGCTGCGCGATTCTCTTGCCCGGCTCGATACAAGCGGCTGCACCAGTGAGTTGCCAATCAGCGCCGGTAATAGCGTCGGCCTGTTCATGGTTGTAGGAGGGTGTTGATGCTTGAAGCAAAGCAAATTGTCGAGCTGCTCAACCAGTTATTCGCGACGGACCCTGTGACTGCTGCTGACTTGGTAAATCATCGAGTGGTATGCAACGACGCATTTCTCGAAAGCGATATTCCATTCGTCTGCTCTCGGTCTCGCGATGGCCTCATCACCATGGGCGTTGTCGGATTCATGAATGCCATGGCCAAACCCGGAACTGGTTACGCAGCAGCCGTCTATGACGATGGCGGACAACTTACCGGCTTCACAGTGGTAGGTGCTGAGTCATGACGTACAAATCAGTTAAGCACGGACTGCCGCGCTCGTTCACCCGCGTATGGGTGATGACCGACACCGGGAGGGAGACAACCGGATACGTCAAATCTGACGGCGAGTGGCATATCAACTGTGAGCGCATCCGGGCGACCGGCGCGAAAGTGCTAAGGTGGAAAGATGACTGAACGATACGAGGTGCATGCGTTTAAATGCGAAGATAACTGGTCGCTATTCATCTGGATAAACGACACTGGCGTTAAGTTTATCGGTCGCCATGCGGATAGTTACGAGCAAGCCAAAAATGACTTTCTCAAGCAGGCTGATGCTCAGCGACTTTCCAGCCAGTCAGGACTGATGCAGCCTCTCGCTGATTTCAAAATCACTGAGAAGGTCGAGGTCTTCACGCTATGAGCAGCGTTGCAAACTGGTCCTACACCGCCAAGGCGACCATCTGGCGCAAGCTGAGTGGCGGTAAGGACGAGAACGGCGATCCGATAAACGGCTATGCCGCGCCGGTCATTATCATGGTCGATTATGAGGGAGGCCTGTCAGAGCGCATTGGTAGCATTGGCGTTGAGATCGTCGTGAAGAATACCGTCTGGACTGAGTACTCGCTGGCTGACGCTGGTGATTACCTTCTGATTGGCGAGTCGACAGAACCGGACCCGGTCAGAGCTGGCGCTGACGAAGTGCGGCAGGTTATCCGCTATGCCGACACATTTGAGCGTCTCGCGGATGATTACGCTATCCTGACGGGAGTCTGATCTATCTGTACAATAATCGGTATAAATCATTAAATGGAATGAAAAATGAGAGATGGTGGATATTGGCTGCTGGTAGGTTTAACTCTTTTAATCGCTTCAATAATGCTATATAAATCAATCATCTATATTCGCTGTGGTATCTATACGAAAACCTTTAAAGGATCACGCCAGGACGAATATATTTATAAAAATAAAACACCTCTCGTGTACTGGTTTCATGTGATTTTTGATTTAATAGCGAGCATCAGTATGCTCTATGTGGGTTTCTGGTTTTTAGATTGGGTTCCCCCATTTAACGAATTGTATGAGAGGACACGTTCAATTTTATCATCTTTGATATCCGCTTTTTGATGAGCACATTAGATCGAATCCGGTACTAATTATTAACCCTTTGCCTGACTCAACCTCGCCATGGCGGGGTTTTTTATTATCTGGAGAAAATCATGGGCGTTAAGGTGAAAGGGATTCAGCAGGCCAAGGCTAATCTGAACCGTATCATTGATGACATTCAGGGGCGGAAAGTCGTTCGCGCAATACAGTCTGCTTTAGTGATCGTTGGTGCGCAGGCGGCCATTTATACGCCGGTGGATACTTCCACTCTGCTCAACAGCCAATTCCGTGAAATTATGGTGAACGGTACACGCGTTACTGGCCGCGTCGGCTATTCGGCCAATTATGCCGCGTATGTCCACGCGATGCCTGGAAAACTAAAAGGTCAGCCACGCGCGCACTTCGGTAAAACAAGAGCAGGGCAGGAGTTCGGCGGCGGCAGCGGGACGGGAAACTACTGGGATCCGCACGGTGAACCTCAGTTCCTGACCAAGGGCGCAAACGAAGAGCGCGATGCTATCGATGCAGTGATGCGTAAGGAGCTTTCGCTATGACCAGAGATACATTCCACCACTGTGAAGATGGTCGTGGGCATCGACAGGTGTTTATTAATGGCAACAAAATCAGCCGTGTTGTATGGGCTGATGAAGAGAAAGGCATTGTGTGTTTTCATCCTGAACCGCTTAGATGCCATAGGCGAGGGCCTTTGCGTGTTTATTCTCGCAAGCTGCGTGGCAAGGTGGTGGTGGTCTTTAATGACGAGGTGAAAACCATATGACACCCATGATGCATGAGCGGGTGCGCAATATGTTCGGTGATGCTGGTCTGACAGCCGGGTTTACAGTGCAGAAGCTGATGTATGACGACCCGGAAGATCTGACTCAGGCCGTGATGGTATTCCGGCCAAACGGTGGTTCGAACATCCGTCACGACCTTGGCTCTGAACATCACGTCCTCGTCGATGTGATCGGCGCGAAGGATAAGCGCGGCGACGCCGCCGATGCCGTGCAGCGCATCGTCGATTATGTCCAGGCCAATCCAATGGCTGATGAGTGTGTGGGCTACATCCAGAACATGGGCGCAATCCCTGCGCCGGTGCTTACGGCCGAAGGTCGGATAGTCTTCCGACTCCAGTTCGCCTGTACCTACGGCGAATAGCCATTCCAACCAAATAGCCCGCTTCGGCGGGTTTTCTTTTATACGTCAACGAGGAGTTTCACATGGCTGATTGCCAGAACTCGAACGAGCGCCTGTTCGGCGGCGCGGTCGTGCTGGAAGTTGCAGACGGCTGCCCTGATACGAAACCGCTTGAATCTGAATGGAAGTCGCTGGCCGCCGGTACATCTAAGGGCTTCGACTTCAACCCGAACAGCGTAACCAGTGACGCAGATGACGGTGGCGGCTATGTCGAAACCATCATCACCAACAGCGATTTCACCCTGAGCTTCGAGGGTGAGGTCCGCAAAAAGGACAAACTGGATCAGTACGGCGTCGGCAAGTTCATCAAGTATTTCGCTGACGAGCTGAAGGCCAAGCGCCAGCCTGGGATCTGGGTGCGCATGGACTACGGCCCTATTGAATTCATCGGCTACATGAACATCAACGCGCTGAGTTCTGACGGCGGTACTAACGACATCGTGACGTTTTCAACGGAGTTCAAAGTAGGTGACGCGAGCACCATCGAAGTGAACGAAGTGAATGATGTGCCTGTCACAGGCGTGACAGTTACCCCGACAACCAGTACCGGAACCGCAGGCGGTACCAGCACGTTTACGGTGAATATCGCCCCGACTGATGCAACCAACAAGAATTTCACAGTTGCAACGACCGACGCGACGAAAGCCACGGCGACGGCATCCGGGAATACGGTTACGGTGACCCGTGTTGCGACTGGCAGCGCACAGATTGTCATCAACACTGACGACGGCAATAAGGTTGCCACACACACCGTTACCGTCAGCTAACGGCTATTACAAAGGGTGGCGTGCCACCCTTGATAATAATCGTTCACGGAATGGCCTATGACAGCATTAAAAGAAATTGGCGAAATCGGCATCAGTGACAGCCGGGAAGGGGGTAAAGATTTCCTGCTGCGCCCCTCATTCGCTGCGATGGCCCGCCTGGGCGAACCGGCCGAGATTGTGAGGATTTACGGTACCGTCAATGGCAGTGATGCACAGCAGTTGCTGGTGGCATGTGCAGGGGCGCTGAAATGCGTTCCCGCCTGGGTATCGCCGTCATTCCACCTGCTGTCTGAGCGCCTGCTGTCGGCGGCCATGCACGTTATGCAATCCTGCTGTGAAGAAGACCTGACAGCCATTATCGGCGAGTGGAAAGGGTGGTCACGCTATGTCGTGTATCGTCCCGGCATGATGCCTCGTAATGACATTGTTGTGATTGCCCAGCAGTTAATGCAGCACGGCGTAATAGGCAAAGCGAAGGTGCGCCGGCTGCAGCGCCACGAATCTGGTGAAACGACTAGCGAGTTTAGGGCGTTCGATTACATCAGCGCCGCGCGCTCGCACTTCGGTATGAGGCGCGATGAGGCCGCGGCGTTGACCATGACAGAGTTTCAGTTATTGCTGGCTGCCAAATATCCCGACCAGAAAGGTTTCACCCGCGAAGAGTACGAAGCGGTAGCAGAAGATTATATGGCGCGTAAAGCACGACGAATAGCCAAAGAGCAATAAGCCCACTCAGGTGGGTTTAATTTATCGCATGATAAAAGTTTGTATCATAATTTTATTTTTTTTTATCTTTTTTATCATTCATGGTTACTGGCGAAGGATAATCTGCTTTCTGTACCACTTGTTGTGCTACCTGGCTTGTCGATATTTTTTTTAGATTCATTAATTCACGTAACTTTGCGCCATCACTATCAATTTTCCATACGAGTTGCTCAATTAACCAATCAATTCGTTGGTTGTTTTTATCAAAGTCATGCATGGTCTTAACTTCGCTTGTAATCAGTTCGTTGTAAACCTTTCCAAACTCGGTATCCATTTGAAGACTAAACCCGCCATCGAGGGCATCTTGCAGTATTTGAACTATTTCTGAGTTCATCGACCTGCCGTTAGCTTTAGCACGCTCTGCAATGGCATCACGCATCCCATCCGGGAATCGGAGCATAAATTTGTCGTAATCACGGACCTGTTTTTCTGTCATAAGCACCTCAAAGTTTTCCAGATGCTATCACATTGACATCATCCGTAAATTGAGTCACAGTGATATCATGTCACCGTGACATGACTAATGGGAATTGATATGGATACGTTATATACAGAGAGAAAAAGCTCCAGCTTTCAATTGCGTTTACCTGAAAACATGAAGGAAGAGATTCGCCGCATGGCGGAAATGGATGGAATTTCTATTAACTCTGCAATTGTGCAGCGCTTGGCTAAAAGCCTGCGTGAGGAGCGCGTGAATGTTCAGTAAAAACAACGAAGCCCAGAAGTGCGCTAACACTCTGGGCCTCATATCGAACAAATCCAGCGAAGGAAATATCGACATGAATATTGTAGCAAAAACAGATCTGAACTTCCACGGCATAGCATTGCAGCCAGCTCCAAATGTAAATGGTATTTGGTTGACGTCTGCTGATATTGCCAAAGCTCTTGGGTATGCCTCAAGCAAGAGTGTTTCCACGATATATTCGCGTAACTCGGATGAGTTTACAGACAGTATGTCAATGGTCATCAAAATGATGACTAATGGAATAAACAATAACTTACGTGAAAAATCGGTTCGCGTGTTCTCTCTTCGCGGCTGCCACCTGATTGCCATGTTTGCTACTACAGATAAAGCAAAAGAGTTCCGACGCTGGGTGCTGAATATTCTGGATCGCGAAGTGGCCCAGGGAAACGTAAACCCGGCATTCGATTTTGACTTCCGGATGCAATCAATAAACTCAAATGCGCTGTGTGTCCTGCTGACTCAAGCGCGGGACGTTTTCAGAAAAGATCTGGAGCCAGCTTTACGTCTTATTGATTCACCTGTGGCCGGGAAAATTTGCGGTCGTCTTACTGATGCTTGTGCTATTGCTCACAGCATTAATAAGGCTTTGGAAAGAAATGTTAAGAGGGACGGAGTTTTGTTGCAGTGATGCAAAAAGAAAAACCGCCAGTGTGGAGCTGGCGGCTTACTGTGTCTAACAACGTGTAGGAACGTATATGACTAAGAAGAATGTAGCAAATGTAGGTTTCGTTGTCACTGATAAAACCATTGACAGTCAGTCACTGCTCGAAATGGTAAATCAGGCCCGCAAGCAGTGTGGTGAAAACCCGGTACGAAACAATGTATTTGTTGAGCGGATCAAGGATGAACTTGACGGAGAGGGTTACAAAACTTTTGTAACCCCCATGGACAAATCAAAAGGTGGCTCTGACCAAATCGTTATTGAAATGACGGTAAAACAGGCACTTCGTGTAGCTGCTCGAGAGTCTAAGGCTGTTCGCCGTTCACTGGTTGACAAGCTGGAGGACATGCAGGCTATTCAGGCTCCGGCGCAAAGCAACTCAGGGCTTCCTGAATACCGGCGCGCAAAAGCGGAGCAACTGAAAGCGCAGGCGCTGGAAAAGAACATCGCATCGGCCCGCGAGTTGATGTCTATGTTTCCTCGTCTCGGCGAATCGGCCAATCAGGTGATTGTTGCAACTCTGGTGAATCCGCTTCTTGGTCAGGAAGTTGTGCCGCTTCCGGTCATTGAAGAGCACCACTACACAGCAGAAGAGGCTGGGCAGCAAATCGGATGCACGGCGAATAAAATCGGTCGTGTAGCCAATGCTAACAACCTCAAGACGGAACAATACGGAAAGTTCTTTCTTGATAAATCAAAGCATTCAGACAAGCAGGTTGAGGCATTCCGCTATAACGCGGAAGGAGTGAAGGCGCTGCGACACCTGATTCATGGCGCTAGTGTTGCTTAACTCATTGAAATAATTACTAAGCACTAATTGGTTCTTTACTATTCAACCCGCTTAACTGCGGGTTTTGTCGTTACGCTGCATCCCTGATATTCTGTATGAAATTAAACCGATGGGGATAGGGATATGAAGAAGGCATTGTTAACTGCCGGTTGCTGTGTTTTGTTATTCGGATGCAATAAAAAAACTGATGCACAGATCATCGAGGATGCAAAAGAGGCTGTCAGGAATGAGTTTGCGCTGAAATATAAGCCAGGCGATTGTGAAAAGTGGAAAGCTCTTGAAAGCAATGGTTACGCCAAAAAAGGGTCTGCTGTTATTAATTGTGATAGTAACTTTAATCCATCGTTAGGTTTGGTATTTACTGAGGTGAAAGTTTTCCAACATGAAAAATCAAATACTGTCTGCGGTATAGTTTCTGGATATACTGACATAAGTAGAATAGGCGGAAGATTCGTTTATACCGATGGTGATAGTAAACATGTTTTCATCAAGAAATCTAAAGAGCCGGCGTTCTTGACTGATAAGGGTGAGAGTTCGCGTAGCCTGTTGAAAATATTGGATAGGCAATTAGAAATTGAGTCAAGATCGTGTCAGTAATGTTTATGCTTAGAAACCCACCACATGGTGGGTTTTTTATTGCCTGGAGAAAAGTAAATGCCTGAGCAGAATGCCGGAAGCATCGTTTATGACATCAGTGCTGACGTTGCCCCTTTATTGAAAGGAGAGCAGCAGGCGAGCGCAGCCCTTGGCAATATTGGTACGTCCGCAGTTGATACCGCTAGTAAATTTAAAACCCTTGATACTCAGGTAAGTAAAACTGCGTCTGGCGTTCGTACCTCATTCAAGTCATCAATGCAGCAGGCCGGGTATCAGATCCAGGACTTTATTGTCCAGGTGCAGGGAGGTCAGTCGGCTTTGGTGGCATTCAGTCAGCAAGGTTCACAACTTGCCGGGGCGTTCGGACCTGCCGGTGCCGTTGTTGGCGCTTTTATTGCACTTGGTTCGGTATTGACTGGCGTTCTGATTACCTCGCTTAACGGCGGGAAAAGCGCAATGGATGCGCTGAAAGATGCCGCCGAGGCCATGGATAAGGTGATCACCATTTCATCTCAGGGTGTGGCAGCGCTTTCTGATAAATTTGCCAACCTTACAAGGGTAAATTCTGAGGTTGCAACCATACTTCGCAATCAAGCTATTTTGGAATATAACCAAGCTATAGCGAAAGTGCCGAAGGCTATTAGCGATGCGGCTGATTCATTCGTGACATTTGGCGATCGTGCAATTGCTGCTTTTGGTGGTGCATCGCCAAGCATCAAGAACTTCAACAGCGAGCTTTCTTCTTTAAAAATCACGACCGACAACTGGAGTGAAGCAATAACTCAGGCCGCAGGAAACGGTCAGTATGCATCTGGAATTACTAACTCACTTGCGACAACTGTAAATACTTTGGCGAGCAGGTTTGGAATAAGCCAGCAGGAGGCATTTTCTCTCGCTAAACAACTTTCGGAATTGAGTAACAATCCTTCGCCAGAAGCATTGCAGGCGCTAATCATAAAACTTCAAGGCTTGAAGTCTTCCTCTGGTTCTGGTCAAGAGGCTATTAACGGTTTGACTGGGTCGATCAAAGACCTTTGGATTGAGGCGTTAAATGCTAAACAGACTGTAGATGATTTAAAAAAATCAACAGATGACCTGACAACGAGTCAGACAGAACTCATAAAGCAGTCAGAGCGCAACTTGGCGCTTTCTAAAGAGCAGGGTGCTGCAAGGGCTAAGTTGCAAGCTCAATTCGCTGCTGAGGATACCGGTTTATCAAAAGATGATCCGCATACCGTGAAGATGATGAATGATGCTGAGGCGACCTATAACAACATCGATGCGCAGAAGAAACTGGATGCGCAGAATAAGAAAAGTGCTTCCCAGCAAGAAAACATCGCACAGAAACTGGCAAACCTGAAACAACAGTCAGAACTGGCGGCAGACAGTACTCAGCAATTAAGTCGTGAGCAGGCAATCCTCACCGCTCAACAGTCACTTGGTAAGGGGGCAACTCAACAACAAATCGCGCTGGCCGGGCAGTATGCAGCGCAAAAATGGGACACTGCTAACGCTATCAAGGCTCAGGCTGCTGCCGAGAAGCTGCTGCCGGAGACGAAGGAAAACGCATCCTATAAACAGGACATGCTGGACCTGAAAACGGCCCTTGACGGCAAGAAAATTAGCCAGGAGCAGTACAACCAGACTAGCGAGCAGCTCGAGCAGCAGCACCAGGCTAACCTTGCGAAAATTAGGGCACAGCAGACTGTAACGCCTGCGCAATCGGCGGTGGCAGAGGTTGACCCGGTACAACGCCTGGCGAACCAGCACGCGCAGGAGCTGGCACTAATTCAGCAGTTTGAGCAGCAGGGCGTTCTGGCGCATGAGAATGCGCTGGCGCTTCGTAATGCAGCGGATACTCAGTACGAACAGCAGCGCATCGCCGCGCAGTGGGAAATTTATCGTAACCAGAGTCAGGCAAATGAACTACTGGCGTCTTCACTTGAAGGATTGCAAAGTGGTGCGTCGAGTGCGTTAACCGGGCTGATTAACGGCACGCAGAGTTTGCAGGAGGCGTTTGCCAATATTGGTTCAACGATACTCAACAGCGTAATTACCAGCCTTGTTCAGATGGGCATTGAGTGGGTTAAGGCTCAGTTGATGGGACAGGCCTCAGCCGCAGCGTCGCTGGCGTCCACAATGGCCCAGGCTACTGCGGCAGCTTCTGCATGGGCACCCGCTGCAGTCAGCGCATCAATTGCAACGTATGGTAGTGCGGCGGCTGTTGGGCAGGCTGCCTACGCAGGTTCTCTTTTATCTGCAAAGGGTATGGCTCTTGCTGGCGCCCGCTATAACGGCGGCCCTGTTTCGGCAAACTCAATGTACCGTGTAGGTGAGGGGGGCAAGCCTGAAATCTTCAAGGCATCGAACGGCAGCCAGTACATGATTCCTGGTGACAATGGGCGGGTGATCAGTAATAAGGATATCGGCAATTCAGGCAGTAACGGAGGCAACACCGTGTTCAATGTGGCGTTCAACATCCAGACCACGAACGGTATCGACGACGCCACCATGCAGAAAATGGCCGGAATGATGAAACAGGTCGCCCTCTACCAGATAAAAGACCAAAGCACTCGCCCCGGCGGCATGCTTCAACCCCGCAAATAACAGGAAGTACCATGCCAGAAACTTTCACATGGATCCCCCAGACGGGATTCACGGGCGAGCGTACGCCTGATGTAGCCGTCGTGAAGTTAGGCGATGGCTATGAACAACGTCAGGTAAAGGGTATCAACCCACTTTTGGGGAAATACCCGCTGACGTTTATTGGTTATGACGATTCGAAATGCGTGAGGCCAAATGTGGCAAAAGCTGTGGATGCTTTTCTCAGGGCTCGCATGGCCGTTGAGTCGTTCTACTGGACGCCACCTGATACTGGGGTGCAAGGGTTGTATGTGTGCCGTTCATGGTCGATGCAGAAGAACAAAGGCGTTTACACGTTAACCGGAACATTTGAGCAGGTGCCGCGATGAGAGACATACCAGCAGAACTAATCATCGAGAGTATTGATGCCGGTGTTGGCGCAATGCTAGACCTGTTTGAAGTCGACCTCCAGTCGTTCGGAGGCGATGTTATCCGCTTCCACGCAGGAACTAACGGTTATTACAACGATGTCATCTGGCAGGGGCGCGCTTACTCGGCCTATCCGATCGCTGTAGAAGGCTTCGAAGTGAAATCGGAGGGAACGTATTCGCGCCCGACGATGAAGGTAGCGAACATAACCGGGCTGATTACTGGCATTAACCACGATTTCGATGATGCGCTGGGCGCGGTGGTGACTCGCCGACAGGTGCTGGTAAAGCATCTGGATGCGGTGAACTTCCCGAACGGAAACGCTGATGCAGATCCTACCATGGAGGCTGTGTCGCGCTACGTCATCGAGGAAATGGCCGAAGAGACGTTCGAGACTGTCACCTACAACCTGGCCACCCCCGTGGACTGCGATAATGCCATTATCCCGGCGCGCACCATTCTCGCCGACGTGTGCCAGTGGGTGTATCGCGGCGATGGTTGCGGCTATTCCGGCGGCGCGGTGGCGGATGAGAAGGATAACCCAACCTCTGACCTGTCACGCGATAAGTGCTCTAAGCATCGCAGCGGGTGCCGTATGCGCTTCCCTAAACCGAGTTCGCTGCCATACGGCGGCTACCCAGGATCTTCAAAGGTGTCCTGATGCTTGAAACTGAATGCCTGGCCTATGCCACCTCATCGGGCGATGAAGTATGCGGCCTAATTATCGACGGCGACCGCCTGTGGCGATGTCGTAACACGCATCCGGATCCAGCGCGAAACTTCCGGATTGATGACAGAGACTGGCTTGAAGCAGAAGCGGCGGGAGAAATCACCGCCGTTTTTCATTCTCACCCTGAGCCAAAATTGGTGCTGTCTGGCGCAGACCGAACGGCACAACTTGAGACGGGTATTGAATGGTGGTTGGCCAGTGGCGGGAAAATACGTAAGTTTCGCCCGGCACCGCATCTGCTTGGCCGCCGGTTTGTGCATGGCGAAATGGACTGTTACACGCTCTTTCGCGATGCCTATCACCTCTGCGGTATTGATTTGCCCGACTTCGATAGAACCAACGGTTGGTGGGTGCGCGGCGAAAATCTTTACCTGAAAAACATTGCGGCAAACGGATTCCATGAGGTTGGCTTCGACGCAATTCAGCCTGGCGATGTAATCATCCGGCGCGCGTTCCCAGAGTGCGATCCATGCCACGCGATGATCTGGCTTGGCGACAATACCATTCTGCACCACGAAGTGCACGGCAGGCTTAGCCGCCGCGAGCCGCTGCGACAAATTCACGTCCCTCTCATTCACTCCATCTGGAGACACGAACAATGCTCACTTTTGGATTTGCGGGGAATTTACGACGACATTTCCGCCAGATCACAATGAATGTCGACACGCCAGCGCAAGGGCTTCGTCTCCTGTTGGCTCAGTGTCCGGCATTCAAGCGCGACTTTTATAACACGCGCATTCGCATGCGCATCAATGGCAGTGACGTCTGCGGTGAAAACCTTGAATTCCACATGAACCGCCGTGTCAAAGACGGCACGCGCGTGCTGATTGTCCCGGTAGTTGAAGGCTCAATTTCAGCCGTAGCCGCTGCATGGATCATGGTTGCCGTCTCTGTCGCTTCGGTGGCGTATTCGCTCTATATGACTTCACACATGAAGACAGGTACGTCAGCGGACCAGGACACAAACTCCATCACTAACAACTCATTTACCAGTGCGGAAAACCGAGTCGGTCAGGGGCGTCCTGTACCGCTACTGCTTGGTGAGATGGTTGTGGGCAGTAACGTAATTAGCCTTGGTATCGACACAACGAACAACCAGGACTGGAATATTTCGATCAGTTAGGGTGATGATATGGGATCAGGTGGCGGTGGCGGCAGTACGCCAAAATTAATCGACGACAACCTTAAATCTAAGCAATTCCTCCGCGTTCTGGACCTCATCAGTGAGGGGCCAATTTACGGCCCGGTTGACCAGCAGCACCTCTCATCGTTCATGCTGAATAAAACGCCTGTTACTGATTCATCAGGCAGTGCCATCATTAACGGGGTGAGCGTTGCATGGCGCCCGGGAACGGCAACGCAGACGCCTATTAACGGCTTTAACGCCATTGAGGCGACCACGGTTGTAAATACTGATGTGACGCAGTCAACGCCGCTGGTGCGCACTGTCACCGACACCGATGTCGACCGCGTGCGAATGAACATTGGCGTATCTGGTCTGGTTCAGCAGGACACAAAAGGTAACCAGCTCGAAACATCCGTAACCATGGTAATCGAAACCCGTGTTGGTAATGGTGCATGGCAGGCGCAGAAGACGGTAACAATCAGCGGTAAAATCTCCGGAGAATACCTCGAAGCGCACCTGTTTGATGCGCCAGAGACAAAGCCATTTGATATCCGACTGCGCCGCGTTACAGCCGATAGCAGTAGTGACCTGCTGAACAACGGTACACTATGGAACAGTTTTACCGAAATCACCGATGACAACCTGTCTTATCCATACGCAGCTGTAGCTGGTTGCGTGGTGGACCGTGATCAGTATACAGACACGCCAACGCGCACGTATCACCTGCGCGGCCTGATTGTCGACGTTCCTGATAACTACGACCCGGTTGCACGCACCTATGCCGGCATCTGGACAGGGGGTTTTAAGTCATCATGGACCAATAACCCAGCATGGATATTCCGTGCGCTGGTCAAAAATTCCCGCTATGGGCTCGCTAAGCGCGCAGGTTATGTTGATGTTGATGATGGTAGCCTGTATGTCCTTTCACAGTTCTGCGATCAGCTTGTCGACGATGGTTACGGTGGCCAGGAGCCACGCTTTACATTGAACGCCTATATCACCGAGCAGAAGAGTGCCCGAGACCTGCTGGACGACATCGCCGGAATGTTCCGTGGTATTGCATTGTGGGATGGCATACGCTTCTCAGTAATGCTGGATAATCCCCAGGACCCGGCGGCTTCTATTACGAATGCTAACGTGGTTGACGGGGTGTTCACTTACAGTTCAATGAAGCGATCAGAGCGTTATAACGCAGTGGTCGTATCCTGGACTGATCCAAATAACGGGTGGGAACAGGTAAAAGAATACGTCTCAGACGATGAGATGATTGATCGTTACGGCTACAACGAAACGACGATGGAGGCTTTCGGCTGTACTTCCCGTGGACAGGCATTCCGCACCGGAAAATGGATGCTGGAAACCGCCAGGCGTGAGACTAAAAAAGTCACTTTCAAGATGGCGCGCGAAGCAATCCGTTTTCTCCCTGGCGACATCGTGGAAGTGATGGACAACAATTACGCAGCAACGCGCCTCGGTGGGCGCATTATGTCGCATGCTGGCTCAACCATCACTGTTGATGCTGACATTTCTGAGTTGGCTGGCGGTGGTGATTCGATGTCGCTGATGGGAGCGAACGGCAAATTCGCTAAGTATGAGATAGACAGCGTGGATGGTCGCCTGGTTACCCTTAAAAATGCTCCTGTCTGGGTGCGCGACGGTACCGTATTTGTCATCAATACCGGGGAGGTGGCGCCTCGACTGTTCCGCATCATGGGTATTTCCGAGGACGATAATAACTCCGTCTACAGTATATCAGCTACACTGCACGACCCAAATAAACAGGCCATTGTGGACGAGGGGGCTGTATTTGAGATCCCCAATGATACGCTGAATGGGTACCGGGTCCCCAACGTCGAAAATCTGCGCATCATCAACACAAATAGCGAGACTGTTCAGGTAACGGCTACGTGGGAAACGGCCACCACAACGAAAAAGCTCGTATTCGAACTGTATGTATACGCCGCGAACGGCGCAGTTGTTGCTCAGTTTGAAACAGAGCAGTTCCGTTACGAGATCTACGGCCTCAACGCCGGGAGTTACACGCTTGGTGTGAGAGGAAGAAATGAAAACGGGATGAAAGGTGCGGAAACGCAGGTCAGTCTGATTATTGGCGCGCCCATGGCACCTGATTCTGTTCAATGGATTCCGGGACCGTTACAGGCAACGCTGGTTCCTGTTATGTCGGTGACGGCAACGACAGACACTTCGTTTGAATACTGGTATGCAGGCGAGACGCCGATCCCCCTGACGAAGGATATTGAGGACAACACACAATTCCTCGGGCGCGGTAATCAGTGGACCATTCAGAACCTCAAATTTGATCACACCTATTACGTGTATGTGCGGACACGTAATGCATTCGGCGTTTCTGAGTTTGTTGAAGCATCAGGCAAGCCGACTGAGGATTTCAGTGACATTACTGACGCTATTCTGGATGAAATAAAAGACTCGGCGCTTTTCAAAGACATCATCGAAAACGCAGTTGAAACCAGCAAAACCGTTGCTGACCTCGCCACAGCAATTACCAAAAACGCCGACCAACTGGCGGCTGCGGTGGGCGCGAACCGGCAGACGGCAGAGGCCATCATTGGTAATGCCCTGGCCATCGCTGATGTGGTGGTGAGGCAGTCGGCGCAGAACGGCGCAAACAGCGCCTCATTCACGCAGTTACGTGAGGTGATCGCCACTGAAACCGAGGCCCGCGTTACGGATGTGACGCGCCTGGAGGCGAAAACCGACCAGAACGCGGCACAGGTAACGCAGCTCACGCAGGCGCTGGCTGACGAGACTCAGGCCCGCGCGACGGCGGTTGATACGCTGACGGCTCAGACGGAGGACAATACCGCTAACGTAACCCAGCTCACACAGGCGGTGTCCACCCTCGACAGTTCTACCGCATCCCGTTTCGACGAACTGTCAGGGAAAACGGCTAACGCCACTGGTGGGGTGCAAAACACGGCGGTGGCGTTGATTCAGGAGACGCTGGCGCAGGTGAGCCTGGATGTAAAACAGAGCGTGCAGTACGGCGCTAATGTGGCCAGCATTCAGCGCGTTGAGAACGTTGTCGCCAGCAGCAATGAGGCCACCGCGCAATCATTGCTCCAGCTCCGCACGGATGTGGCGGGGAATACCTCGTCTATAAACAGTCTGTCTCAGTCCGTCTCCAGTTATCAGCAGGCATCTGCCACTCAGATAAATTCATTGAGTGTAACGGTTAACGGTCATACCTCGTCTATTGCCACGAACGCCCAGGCAGTAGCGGATATCAACGGCAACCTGAACGCGATGTACTCGATAAAGGTCGGCGTGGATGCCAACGGCATGCGGTACGCAGCAGGGATGGGGCTGGGTGTTCAGAACACACCTGCTGGTATGCAGTCACAGGTTATTTTCCTTGCTGACCGCTTTGCGGTTATGTCTCAGGCTGGCGCCGCCGTAACGCTGCCGTTTGTGATTCAGAACGGACAAACCTTCATTAACGATGCATTTTTCCGTGATGCCAGCATTCAGTTCGGGAAAATCACCGATTCATTGAAGTCTGATAATTTCGTTTCTGGTCCTGGTGGCGCCGGGTGGAACCTGCCAAAAAGTGGCAATGCTGAACTCAACAACGTGACGGTGCGTGGTAACGGGGAATTTACCGGGAAAATCACTGCGACCAGCGGGACGTTTAAAGGCACCGTTCAGGCTGAATCATTTATCGGTGATGTGGCCAATGCACAGGTTTTCAGTGATATATCAATGACAGCATCAACGAGTAACGTTCTCAAAACGATGACGTATGCAGATTCGAGTGCCACTAATCTGGTAAAACACGTCACTGTGCTGGCAATGATTCAGCTCCGGGTCAGTGCAAATGCCCCGTCAGATTATGATGGTACTGTAGTGACTATAACAATCGGGTCAAACACCAAATCCTACGGCCTGCGGGCCAGTAAATATAGCGGGGATATGGCGACAGCGGTGATGTTCAGCGCGAGGGTTTCTGACAGGGTTGTAACCTGCTCAATACGTTCTCAAACCAACGGAATCCAATATGCCACCACCGGAATCATTTCCCCAACAATGATGGTTGCCCGTGGGAGCGGCGCGTTCGAGTAACAATTCAAACTAAAATCAAACCCGCTCCGGCGGGTTTTTTTATGCCTGGAGAAAATATGATTTACACAACTGGCACCATAGCCATCAACGGTAACACGCTGACGGGAACCGGTACGAACTTTACAGCAGCAGGCTCACTGATCCGCGTCGGGTGCACTCTGGTCACTCTGGCAAACCCGGTACAGGTATTCCAGATAACGGCAATCAACAGCGCTACACAACTCACCGTAACGCCAGCGGCGAACCCGGCAATTGCGGCCGGGACCGCTTACTCTATTCTGCTGAGCGATAGTCTGAGCGTTGACGGACTGGCGCAGAATATTGCTGAGACGCTGACGCTGTATCAGCGGAATATGAGCGGTTTCGCCGACGTGATGAATGCGTCTGGTGACGTCACTATCACGATTAACGGTGCGGCCGTCACGGTTCCCGGCCAGAAGTCACTGGCAAAAAAAGGGGCGAACTCCGATATCACCAGTCTTTCTGGACTAACGACGGCGCTGTCAATTGCGCAGGGAGGGACTGGTGCGAAAACGGCAGCAGACGCGCTCACTGCGCTTGGTCTGGGTTCCTCTAATTACCCGTACTTTGCAGGAATAGAGTTGACGAATGTAATGCCATTTATTGATTTTCATTTTGGCAAAGATCCGGGTGACTATACCGCCAGGATAATCCATACAGAAACTAATGCATTGGAGGTTACTGCCGCTACAGGTAACATTTCTTTCCGTGTTAATGGGGGGATTCGTGCTGGTGGTGCAAACTATGCGGGCGGCATCAATATATTCAGAGGTAACGGTGATGCGAATGCATTGTGGGGACTGAATTGCTCAGACGGAAACCTGAACTTTGCAAGGGGAGATAGTGCTGGCAGGGCTATCAAGATGAACGACTCCGTTATTCACGGCCTTAATGGCGTCCTTGGCAAACAGGGGAGTGACGGTCCGTATCAGGGCAATACCTGGCAATTTTACTGGAATATCTCTAATCAGTTAGAAGCCTGGATTGATACCAGTAAAGTCGGTATTGTAAGCCTGTCCAGCACATCTGATAAGGGGCTGAAAAAGGATATAAAATATCGGAATGATGCAGACACGGCGCTGGGCGAAGTGCTCCAGTGGCGGCCCGCGGATTTTAAAATGAAAGCGCGGGGCATTATTCCCGAAACAGAAACCATGCTGGGTTTTATCGCAAACGACCTTATTGCAGTCTCCCCGGAATGTGTCAGTGGGAAGGGGTTGCCGGAGGATTACGACATCGAGGAGGACCCGAATAACCCCGACGCGTATTACCTGAATCAGGTTCCGATGATTGCCAAACTCGCCCAGGCGGTGCAGGCCCAGCAGAAACTAATCAACGATTTGACTGCTCGTATTGCTGAACTGGAACCGAAAAAATCTGAGGCCATCTAAGCACCTAATTCATAGGGTACTTTAAGGCAAACCGCTCAATCTTCATTCACTCTCAGACGAAACGGCATCTTGATCATTTGTGCTTAAAAAACTACTGTATATAAAAACAGTATAAGTGGGTGTGTCGTATGCAATTCATCAAACCAGCCGATTTTCCGCGCGCAGTTGTCGCGCTACCGTTGTTCAGTGATCTGGTTCCGTGCGGATTTCCGAGTCCCGCAGCGGATTACGTTGAGCAGCGAATTGATCTGAACGAACTCCTTATTCATCACCCCAGCGCGACGTATTTCGTCAAAGCCAGTGGTGACTCGATGATCGAAGCTGGAATCAGCGAAGGAGATTTGCTGGTGGTGGATAGCTCTCGTACTGCTCAGCATGGCGATATCGTCATCGCTGCGGTAGACGGTGAATTTACAGTGAAACGACTGCAACTCCGGCCAACGATTCAACTCAATCCAATGAACAGCTCATATCAACCGATTCGAGTGACAAGTGAGGACACGCTCGACATTTTTGGAGTGGTGACGTTCATCGTGAAAGCGGTGAGTTAGCCATGTTTGCGCTCTGTGACGTCAATTCGTTTTACGCGTCCTGCGAAACGGTATTCCGGCCAGACCTTAAAGGGCGTCCGGTAGTCGTTCTTTCGAATAACGACGGCTGCGTAATCGCCAGGAGTGCTGAGGCAAAACCTTTTGTCACAATGGGAGAGCCATATTTCAAACAAAAGGATGCGTTCCGGCGACACGGTATTGTGGCGTTCTCCAGCAATTACGAGCTCTACGCTGATATGTCCAACAGAGTTATGACTACCCTGGAAGAGATGTCTCCGCGCGTGGAAATATACTCAATCGATGAAGCCTTTTGTGACCTTACTGGCGTGCGTAACTGCCGGGTGCTGGAGGAATTTGGTCGGGAAATTCGCGCCACCGTTCTGCAGCGTACTCACCTGACAGTGGGTGTCGGAATCGCACCAACAAAGACCCTGGCAAAACTGGCAAATCACGCCGCGAAAAAATGGCAAAAGCAAACTGGCGGGGTTGTTGACCTGTCAAATGTTGATCGTCAGCGGCGGCTGCTGGCCCTGGTTCCGGTTGAGGACGTCTGGGGAGTGGGGCGGCGCATCACCAAAAAGCTAAATGCGATGGGTGTCAAAACAGCCCTCGATTTATCCGAGCAAAGCACCTGGGTAATCCGTAAACACTTTAATGTGGTGCTGGAGCGAACCATCCGGGAGCTACGCGGAGAGTCCTGCCTCGAACTGGAAGAGTTCGCACCTGCTAAACAGGAAATTGTATGCTCTCGTTCATTTGGTGGCCGTATAACTGACTATGAAGAGATGCGACAGGCCATCTGCAGCTATGCGGCCCGCGCTTCTGAGAAGTTACGCAGTGAGCACCAGTACTGCCGGTTTATTTCTGCGTTTGTTAAAACGAGCCCATTTGCTTTGAATGAACCCTATTACGGGAACAGTGCCTCAGTGAAGCTACTGACCCCAACGCAGGACAGCAGGGACATAATCGGCGCGGCAACTCGCTGTCTGGACAAAATCTGGCGTGATGGTCATCGCTATCAAAAGGCGGGCGTAATGCTTGGCGACTTTTTCAGTCAGGGCGTAGCACAGTTGAATCTGTTCGACGACAACGCACCGCGTGCCGATAGTGAGCAACTGATGACGCTTATAGATCAACTCAATGCAAAAGACGGTCGTGGGACATTGTATTTCGCCGGGCAGGGAATTCAGCAGCAGTGGCAGATGAAGAGGGAAATGCTTTCTCCTCGTTACACAACCCGCTTTTCAGATCTGCTGGTGGTCAGGTGATCATGCAATATGGGGGTTAGGGTATGCAACAAACGCTCGATAGTATTTGCGGCGTCAGCGCCACTACAGGATTAATGCCGACAGCAACTGGCTACGCCGTCGTCGAGGCCAATCCTGGCAAACTGGAGCAGGGATGCTTAGTGGTGATCTCTCTATATGGCGCTACGCAGTTCGCGAAACTGATGGGCCAGTCGTTCATAACGGAAGAGGGGGAAGCGATTGAAGGCGAATCCCTGGAGGATATTGTAGTTATTGGCCGGGTAACGTATTTCGTTAATCGGGCAGGAGAGGATGACTGCCCGGTAATTATATAGCCACAAACCCAAGGTTAAAACTTGAGGTTATCAATCGCGTTATTGAATTGTTTTTCTTTAATGTGCTTCTCTTCGGCTTCGTGAGCTACAGCATGGTTGATGCTCTTAAAACAAGATTTAAGCCTATCAACAATATCTTGAAGATGGTTAAAATGGATTGAACAATTACTAATCGTTACTATGTTAGATTGAAATGTTAAATGTTTTTCATCAAAAAAATTAGTTATAAATTCGGATGATCGCAATTTCCATTCTGCTGTAGGGCAGGCAGAGAGTGCGAATTTCAATTCAGAAAAACGCTCCGTACTTGCATCATATACAGAATTATCTTTTTCGAAACTTACAACTTCTATTGTGTTTGACTCTTTCAGTACCTCTGCCAGTCCTTTCATAAACATTGCTTATAATCCCCACGATTGTTTAAAAGTAGATACATAATAAAAAGTTGCCATTAGACCGTTAGATATACCATTACCTAACAATGGATGCTATAGCCGCTTGGTGTTGAGTTTAGCCGTTGCGATTCCAAGACCGCAGGCGCGGATTCTAAATGTCTTCACGCAAACCAGCCATCAGCGAAACAGATAGCCCGACCATCCTGCCATAATGGTTAAAATATTCTGCTGCTGGCTGCTGGCTGCTGGCTGCTGGCTGCTGGCTGCTGGCTGCTGTCTTGACGCGAGCATTAATCAATGGTGCTTTATCCCACCATCCTGGAGCGTAACCCCATATCACAGGGTCAAGATGTAGGTGCTCGTCGCGTTCACTGAGCAGGAGAACTTTCGTGCCAGGAGCGACGTTAAACCGGCCAATTGGCTCGGGGTCAAAAGCTATGTCGCGTTCGGCCTCTTCGGCGAGGTAAGCCAAGTATTCTTCGCGCGTCTGCGCCTGGGCAAATCGTCCGCACATATACACCTCCGGTCAGTCAGACTGAAAGTATAGATGATGAAAAAATATCGAAAAAGATGAGATAGGAAACAATTGGTGATCAATTCAACGCATAAGTTGTAACATATTCGCGAGAGCTTTAATTTAACGAAATATAATATATAAATTTTTTTAAGATGAAATATAGAAGATGGTTGTAAGTTCATTGGATAATTATAAACCTTACATTGGGAATGTATTTTGCGACATGCAACATTGTCTGCACTGGCAGTGATTTATTTTATTATGCTGCGTTATATTTTATTTGCAGGACTCGTCGCGCACTACTACTGCTAACGTTTTTATTAATTATATGCTTGGCGCAATCTCTCAACGCTTGGTTAAATGCAGTTACTGTTACCGGTTTCGCTATGGATTTAACTCTATTGGAATGGCTTTGGAATATAAATTCGTCATCAGGATATAATCTACGGCGTTTCTGGATAACGTTTTTTACAGGGTTTTCAGCCATCAACTGAATAATTCCAGATTTTTTTAATGGTGAACCTGACTCTGAAATATCTTCAAAACGCAACACAACCAACTTTCCGACACTCAATTGAGTGTAATAGATGCTAACCCACAAATCAGCCCATGTGTCACTGACTTGCCTCAGTCTGCTGTTGATGGATAAAAAATCAGCAAACGTTAACTCATCTGCTTTAGCCACTAAAAAACACCCTTATTTCTACACTAATACCGCTGTCCATGACGATAAAATATAAAATACACAATAGAATTAAAGAGGTAAACCTGCGGCTTATAAAAAATCCTTCACTAACTCGCGAATCAGATAACAGATTTGCATGTGGAGGTTCATTGTAATTTCTATTGTCAGCGAAAGAACCAGTTATCCACTGACTCCCGCGTTTCCTGTAATCACCCAGCGCATACTCCTTATCGCCTTCCTTTTTTCATTCAAACCAACCATCAGTACAACAGATAGCCCTGCCATTTAGCCATATCGGTTTAAACGTCCTGCTGGTGGCTGCTGTCTTGTCGCGAGCATTAATCAACGGGGCTTTACCCCACCACACGGGTGCTTAACCCCATGCACTTATTCGTACTTATTCAAGCCGTAGTTGCTCGTTGCGTTTACTGGACAGGCGAAGTTGAAACGGCTATACCGTCATCAAGGCTAACCCGGGCAAACTGGAGCAGGGATGCACTGTCTCAGTATGGACGTCAGCAGTTCGCGAAACTGACGAGGCAGTCCTTCATTACGGAAGGCGGGGAAGCGATCAAGAGTGAAGCTGTTGAAGGAGTTGAGGCGATTGGACGGGTGCAGTACTTCATCAATAGCAAAGTTCGAAACATATATCTTCAAACCTGAAACTGAATGATGATATTGTGAATAAAATATTTTTTTCTACAATGTTATCAGCGGACTCACGAGACTTAATCCAAATTAAAGAGTGCCAATGTTGTATATGTCCGCACTAACATATAGGCGATCATTAATTGCACAGCAATTCTCTGAGGGTTATTTTAGAAATGGAAGAACTTAAATCAAATTTAGCTTCTGACCTCGATTTTAATCCGGTCTATGCATCTGCCTGTTCGGGCGATGTTGATGCCCAAATTAAACTCGGAAAGATGTACCGTGATGGTGACGGGATTGAGAAAGACGGTGATAAAGCCGTCGAGTGGCTGGCCAAGGCAGCTAACCAGGGAAGCACTACAGCCAAATTTATTCTGGGCTATATGTACAAGGATGGCGACGGTGTCCCATTAAATTATTCGAAGGCCATTGAGTGGTTTACGTTAGCGTCAGAAGAAGGAGATCTTGATTCCCTGGTTTGGCTTGGGCTTCTTCACGAACGAGGCCACGGGTTTCCAAAAGACCCTTCTAAGGCTGTTGAGTATTACTCAATCGCCGCAGCCAAGGGAGACAGCTATGGACAAAATAATCTCGGAAACTCATACCGATATGGAACTGGTGTGCCTAAAGATGAAAAAAAAGCCATCGAATGGTTATCAAAGTCTGCAGCACAGGGAAATGAGATAGCTCTGATGTCACTGGGCGAGATGTGCATTGAACAGGGTGACTATGAAAAGGGGAAGGAGTATCTTCGTCGGGCGGGTGAAGAGGGCAACGAAAGGGCCCTTGAAAAGCTGAGCAAGATTGAAGCAGTTCAAGAAAAACACAGAATCGAAGACAGTGTTAAAAAAATCACCTGTCCCTTCTGCGGCAAGCAAAGCGTTTGGAAGTCAAAATTTTGCCACGGCTGCACAGCTCGGATTACGTACGAACCTATAAGAGAATATGAATGGATAGGTATAGGTCTCGGTATTATTTTCGCTGTAGTTGGTATTGCAAACGATCCGAATAATATTGGTAGGATACTACTTTATTCCTTCATCATATGGTGTCTATCCCTTATCCTCGGTAAATTGTTCGGTAAACAAAGAGCTATGTTCAGCAGAGTCTAAGTCTTCATCCTCAGAAATCGATTTTATTTTACTCTGATTTGGGCAGTGAGTTGCCGGATGGCAAAAATTCCGAAGTAAAGTTTGTCGATATAAGATAATAAGTAAAAACTTACTGAGCGTAGACGTACGACACGTTTTTCGTCGTCACTGTCCCGGCGAGAAATTATCACAGCCGTGAAGATTCCCCCTTCACGGCATCTTTTCAGGAAAATATCGTGACGCAAGAACGATGAAAATTTTTGAATAGTCGCTTGCACTCATGGTCAAAAATGGAACGAGACAAACCTTTTCTTGCTGACGTGTATCTTGCGTCTACTTGACACCAAACGTCCTACCGTAAGCGTTACAGTTAAATCAAATTTTAAATGTTTAATCCGAAACGAGCCACATATCTGCTTCTTCAAACATCTCTTCCAGCATGCGATTTAATCGCTCTTTCTCGGTTTTAGAGCAGTCGCTGTTAAGCGCGTTCGCCTGCATTGGCTTCACTCTCACATCCGCATCGGGGAAAAGTCGGTGCACCCTCTTGGTCAGTTCAGCCAGAATGATGCCTTTCGCATCAGGCAAACCCTCAACATTTCTCTTGTCGTAAACGAGTTCAACGAACATAGCTACCTCAGTTAAATTACTGTTTGGATATACAGTTATTATTGGCCTCTTATTTTTAAGGTGTCAAGGGAGGATGGCTTTGACGAAGCGTTAGAGGACGTGATCGTTGTTGGCCGCGTGACGTATTTCGTTAATCGAGCAGGGGAGGATGACTCCCCTATTATCTGAGGTTAAAGGGAATTTAACCTCTCTTCCCATTGTTGAATAATTTCTCTTTTTTCTTTGATGTAATCATATCGGTCGTAATGCTTAGCTGAAACACCAGGCCGCTTATGATTCTGCAGCCTGTCCCGCATTTCCGTACTTACCCCCATGTCCCCCGCCAAAGTTTTAAACGTTCGTCTTATGTCCCTCGGTGTAAATTTATTGAACGGCTCCCTCTCGCAAAACTTCCGTAACTGTTTGCCGTATTCAGCAGAAAGAAGATGCCCTTCTGCCGTTTCTGCCGGGAACAGAAAATCACTATCAGGGTAGCGTTGACTCATCTCTTCCAGAATCGCTGTAGCTGAATCACTTAATGGAATTACGTGATAGTCGCCGTTTTTTGAAATGGCAGGTGGCACAGTTAATGTTTTACCTTTCCGGTCCCAGTTAGATTTTAGGTTTGTCATAAGCTCCCAGGGGCGCTGCCCTGCTGTGTGTATGCAGAGCAAAAGTAGCCGTGAAAAGTCATAGCTAAGTGGAACAGATACCGGGTCTCGACTCAAAATTGCGAGTAACTCAGCTAATTCATTCCATTGAAGAAATCTGTCCAGTGCCTTGTCAACTCCTCGTTGCGAGGGAACTACAGATACGGGGTTACTAGATAGTGCATACACTGTTTTCTTTCCCAGGTTAGCTGGGTCATTATCCGCAAAAAGCCCGAAATTAAAAACTGCATGAAGGTTAGCGCGCACTTTATTAGCACCCGCTCTCGCACCACGAGTGATGAATTCAGCGAGCACATGCTTTATGTGATCAGGCGTAATCGATTTTGCCTCCATGGCTGGATCGATATGATTACTTTCGAGCACCTGGTTTAGCCGGTTTTGCGTTTTGTCATAAGATCTCTTGCCCCTTGCTTTTTGGTCTGCAATATAGTCATCAAATAACATCTTCACAGTGGCATGATCAGTAACTGCTTTCTGTGGCTCTGCTATGTTTATAGCGGCCTGCTGAGCTTTATGAATTGCCTCTGCAAGGGATAGGGCCGGGTAGTCGCCAAGACTTATAAACTTCTCCTTACCAGTGATATAGTAGCGATAGACGAACGTCTTACGACCAGACGGATAGGTCTTCACCCCAAGCCTTCCAGTGCCTCGTGTCGCCGCCGCTTGCCAGGTATAATACGCCGAAGGTTTAGGCTTTAACCCCCGAATCTTGCTGTCTGTGAGTAGTGTGCTTGCCAT